AAAGGCATTTTTAGTTTTACCAATTATTGCAGTTCTTTCTGCTTGTTCTTCAATGAAGGACGTTCCAGAACGCAAGACTTACGCACAACCAACCTGGTATCAGGAATGTGTGCAAGAAGGTGTTAAGGGTTGGTTCTGGTGGAAAGAGGATTATGTTTATGCTTGCGGTGCAGGCGAGTCAAAATACTCTCAAGCATCTGAAGAACAAATGGATGCAATCGCTATGAATAACTTTGCCAAACGTATCAATGGTTCTGTTAATTCAGAAACTGTGATTGATATCAAAGACGATGTAAAGACTACTCGTACTATGATTTCTTACAAGGTTACTGACACAGCAATTCGCAGGCATGTAAAAAGCGAAAAAGGTCATTTTACAATGAACGGTCGTCACTATACATTTGTTCGACTTGAAATGAAAAAGAACGTATTCGATCAACTCATAGCTGAAGCTAGTGCTAGGAAGCAGTAATGAAAACTCTAGTCCTACTAGGAGCAATTGTAATACTATCTGGCTGCTCCTCAGCAACCAAAGTTGCTGATCAAGGACCTCAGTACTGTTATACTACTCAGAACATTCAAACAAAGAATGGTGAGCGAGTAGAAAGCCAGACACAGGTCGAATGTTCTGACAAGCCAGGGCATTGGCGTAAACAAGCAGGTGTTGCAAAACAATGCCGCCCTTACCAAACTGTAGTTAACATTAAAGGACGAGATAAAAATGTTCAAGGCATCCTTTGCCAACATCCGGATGGTTCTTGGCATCCTGAGTTTAATTAGTTTAACAGCCTGTTCATCAACTCCGTATTACGGAGATGTTAGTACAGCTCGGACTTATTCAAATCCAGGAAGCTCTATTAACATTCTTTATAACTGGGGCAAGTACACAGCTTATTCTGTCCCAACAGAAGATCGAGCAGAACATGAACGTTGCGTATATTTCGCACTTGATGAAATTTCTGTGGGCGAATCTTGCAAATGGTTTAGCAAGACTAGTTCGGCAAGAGGTGAAGTTCGAGTATCCATTATAAAACCAAACACATGTACAGTATTACATTCTACTATCTGGTACAAAGGCAATCCAAAAAGTTTTAGAGAAGAGGCCTGCCTACAAGGTAAGACTTGGAAATTCGTGCATGGATAAGCGATAAATACTACTTATGATATTTGCTATCTTACTTGCACTATCCGGCCTAACTCTATCAGCAGTGGCCATATACTACAGCGTTATAGGTCTTACCGCAGTATTTGCCGCGGCATTTTGGCCCATTGTTGTTATGGGCACTACATTAGAAATATCTAAGTTAGTTGCCGCAAGTTGGCTCAAAGCATATTGGACTAAGATACCTTTAGGAATGAAAGTGTACATGAGTGCCGCAGTAATAGTACTCATGGTCATTACTAGCATGGGAATATTTGGTTTCTTAAGCAAAGCACATTTGGATCAAAATATTGTAAGTGGCGATGTCCAAAGCAAGATAGCTATTTACGATGAAAAAATCAAAACGGCAAAGGACAATATAGATGCGAACCGGAAGGCGCTTAGACAGATGGATGAAGCTGTGGACCAAGTTATGGGTCGAAGCAATGATGAAAAAGGTGCCGACAAAGCTGTTGCAATCCGAAGAGCACAACAAAAAGAACGTGTCCGCCTTCAATCTGAGATTGCGGCCGAACAGAAAACTATTGCCGCCCTTAGCGAAGAAAGAGCGCCTATTGCTGCCGAGGTACGCAAAGTTGAAGCAGAAGTAGGCCCAATCAAATACATAGCGGCCCTACTGTACGGAGATAATCCTGATGCTAATTTGCTAGAACGTGCAGTAACATGGGTTATTATAATAATTGTATTTGTGTTTGACCCACTGGCAATATTAATGTTATTAGGCGCACAGATGACTTGGCAGTGGTATAGAGAAAATAAAGATAAGTTAAGAGATGAATATGATTTCTCAGACGGTATCAGAGGGCCGATACTAAAAGAAGATGAAGAGCTTCCTACTGTTACAGAACCTATAGTTTCTCAGCCTGACATAGAAGAAGGCAATCGATTAATAGCAGAGATTGAAAAAGAAGAACTAGAATTTATTGATTTTGACAAGCAAGAATCTGAACCAAAAGTAGAAACAATAACTAAGATAGAACAAGAAGAAACTAAAGAAGATCCTCAACCTAAGGTTGAAGCTACCAATGTAGATCAGCCTGAAGATCTGTCTAAAAAAAAACTTATAGAATCATCGGAAGAATTTCGCCTAACTAAAGAGCAGTTAGATGCTTTAGATAATTTAGAAGAATGGAATCAAGCCAAGCATGATTGGAAAGAAGATAATCCAAATCTAAGTCTTAAATTTTTTAAACAACTTTATCTCGATGGCAAGATAAACAAACTTCCCTGGGAAGATTATGTAGGTAGAGCACAAGCTAAAAAAACCTATATGATGAAGGATAAAGATCAGCAAGTGACTTTGGAAACAGTTGAATCAAACGATGTTGAGCAAAATCCTACTGTGGGATACATACAGAATGAAGAACAAAAAAAACAAACAGCAATCTGGAAAAGCATAAGATCCAAAGATGAGTGATATTACTTTAGTTACACCACCAGACAAATACTACAGCCAGGAATATAGTTTTTTGCTAGTATACCCTAGTGCAGTAATCAAATCTCAGTTCCAAGACCTAATAGAAAGTTTTGATAAACCCGTTATAGTTTACCTTTACGAAAAAGAAGACGATCACGAACCTGAATGGTTATTTGATTGTTTTTACAAAGCAGACTGTGTCATATTAGACATTGACAATTGCGATACAAAGATTAGAGATCTAGTAGCTTACTTTATAGCCAAAGATAAAACCTATTGGTTGACAAATGGTAGCGATAACTTATATAATATAATCAGTAAGAATAGAATTTTTAATCTAGACTTTTTATCTGGTAAATTAGGAGATTAGTTTGAGGTATCAAAAATCAGAACTTAAAGGACTTCGAGTTGAAGTTCGTAATGATGATGTTAACGGAGCTCTACGAAGGTTCAAAAGGAAAGTAGAAGACAGCGGTCTCTTGCAAGATCTTAGAGATAAAGAGTTCTACGAAAAACCAACTACAGCTAGAAAAAAAGCAAAAGCGGCGGCAAGATCGCGCTGGCTTAAAAAACTATCACAAGATCCTTTTAATATAAAGCCAAGAAAGTAACATATGGCAATGCACACAGAATTGTGGTTTCCTAGTGTCATATGGTCGTCTATGACACACTTTGGTAACAACGCTGAATTAAAACGGTTTGCGTATGAAAGACAAAAAACTGATCCAGGTAGAGTTATTAGCAACTTTGGGGGTTATCAAAGTAGCGATATTAAATCAGGTGATAACGCTGATGTTGATGCGCTAGTAGAAGCTATTGGATTAGAAATTTCAGGATGTGCAAGACAAGTTGGTCTGCCGCAATTAGAATTATATAATATATGGATTAATATTAATCCACCAAATGCCTACAATCATCTCCACAATCATACTAATAGCGTATTAAGTGGAGTTTACTATGTTGATGCTCAAGAGGGACAAGGTAATATTCAGTTTGAACGATCAGACAACGGCGAATACCATATTCCTACTCAAGTAGAAAAAGGAACCTATTACACAAGTACTAGGGCTACCTATGCCTCTAAATCAGGTGCTCTGTATATATTTCCAGGTTGGCTCAAACACAGCGTACAGAGTAATAAATCAAACTCAGATAGAATCAGTATATCATTTAACTACGGCGAAAAACAATGAGAATTGAACAAGATATAAAGTTAGACTACAAAGATGTGTTAATTCGTCCTAAGCGTAGTACATTAGGCTCTCGGCAGGAAGTAGACTTATTCCGTAAGTTTAAATTTAGAAATTACAGTCCTGCTTTTGAGCACGAAAATTGGGAAGAATATCAATACACTGGTGTTCCAATCATGGCTGCTAATATGGACGGAGTTGGTACGTTTGCTATGGCAGACATTCTTGCACATGAAGGCATGTTTACATGTCTAGTTAAGACATATAGTGCAGAAGAATTAATTGACTTCTTTAATGCAGATGAATATTATAGAACTCATCGAGTAGCATACTCAATGGGAATTACACAAGCTGACTACGATAAGTTTGCTAATGTGTACAGCGAAACACTAACAAACATTAAATACGTTTGTGTGGATGTTGCTAACGGCTATTCCGAGCGGTTTGCAACTTTTATTAGAAAGCTTCGTGAAGCATATCCAGAAATCGTAATCATTGCTGGCAATGTAGTGACAGGCGAAATGACTGAGGAGTTAATTTTAAGTGGAGCAGATATTATTAAAGTGGGCATTGGTCCTGGGAGCGTTTGCACAACTCGTATTCAAACTGGCGTTGGCTATCCTCAGCTTAGTGCTGTTATGGAGTGTGCTGATGCTGCTCATGGTTTGGGGGGACATATTATTGCAGACGGGGGTTGTACCTGTCCAGGAGATGTCGCCAAGGCATTTGCCGCAGGAGCGGATTTTGTTATGCTCGGAGGGATGCTGGCTGGACACGATGAAGGCGGCGGAGAAGTCATTACAAGACTCTACGAAACTAACGAGTTACAGGCCCGACAGCGTATCCTAGAAGACGGGCAGTCAGAGTGGACATGGACTGGCTGCAAAATAGAAGAAAAGAAATTTGTAGAATTTTATGGTATGAGTTCTGAAGCAGCCAACCTAAAACATTTTGGTGGTTTAAAAGAATACCGTAGCGCCGAAGGGCGAGAAGTTTTAGTACCTTATAAAGGTAAGGTACTAAATACTGTACAGGACATACTAGGCGGTTTGCGTAGTACCTGTACGTATGCAGGCGCTAAGACGCTAAAGCAACTTAGCAAATGCACAACCTTTGTTCGTGTAACTCAGCAATTTAATGCTGTTTATGCAAGCAATGGTAAATAAACTTGAGCGCCGATAATCGGGCTCAATATTAAATCTTGCTTATTATAAGGAGAAAATTATGACAAGACTTACAACTCTAGACTTACCCTCATTTCACAGAGCTACTATCGGATTCGATAGAATGTTCAATGAGTTAGAAAGACAATTTGCTAACTCAGCATCGCAGGGATATCCTCCATACAACATTGCACAACTAAGCGAAGACGACTATACAATTAGTATCGCAGTCGCTGGGTTCAGTATGGATGACTTGGAAATTACCAAGGACAAAAATATCCTACGCATTGAGGGGACCTCTCCGAAGGGAGATGACACAGTAAATTATCTACACAAAGGAATTGGTGCTCGCAATTTCCGTAGAGAATTTACTCTTGCTGACCATGTTGAAGTAGAAGGTGCTACACTAGAACTAGGCATGCTCAACATTAGTTTGAAGCGTGAAGTTCCAGAAGCACTACAACCTAAGAAGATTGCTATTCAAGCACCTTCTAAAGTTGAAGCACTAACTATAGACAGCGAGTAACAGTCTAGGGGGAGTTAACCCTCCCCCTATTTTAACCTAGGAGACATAAATGAGTACTTTAGCAGATATCCAAATTGACGAAAAAATTAAACAGATCACTCAAGAGCCGGCCAAATACAAAGTTATTTTTATTAACGATGATGTTACCCCAATTGAATGGGTAATAGAAGTTTTAGTGAAAACTTTTAAACATAGCCAAACTAGTGCAGAAGCACTTACACTTCAAATTCACAGCGAAGGTAGTGCAGTAGTTGGTATATACTCATACGAAATTGCAGAACAAAAAAGTGTAGAAACTACTGTAGCTTCAAGAGACAAGGGATTTCCCTTGCAGATTAGGTTAGAAAAAGAATGAGCAATTTAAAAGAACTTACAAAAGAACAACATACAAATGCTGAACGCCAAGCATTTGTAAAAGTTATCGTAAGCGGTAAAATTAATCCCGAACTATATGCCACATACTTGTGGAATCAACATAAAAAATATGATCTATTAGAAGCACTTGCAGGCGCACAAGGCCTACTCAGTGATTTACCAGATATCAGACGTAAACTGAAAATTGAAGAAGATTTTGCAGAACTTTGGACAAAAGATGTTCAGCCAGTTATAGTACCTAGTACTATAGAATACATCAATCACATGCGAAACATAATGATTGATGCTGACGCACTTATGGCACATATCTATGTACTACACATGGGAGATTTAAGCGGCGGCCAAATGATTGCAAAGATGGTTCCTGGTCAAGGTCGAATGTATCAGTTCAATACAGACAAAGATAAGCTCAAAGAACTAATTAGAGCTAAGACAAAAGACAGCATGGCCGAAGAAGCAAAGTATGTATTTGAGTCAAGCACTAAATTATTTCAAGAACTAATGGAGTTAGACATTGAGCATTATTTGGAATCATCTGATCAAGTGTAAAGACGACATCATAGCAGTTTTTGACCAACAGGCTAATGAAGTACACGAAGATGGAATGGAACACTTTAATCAACCCGATTCAGGATGGATTAATAGGGTATGGTCTAATCAGTATGTACGCAGAGCTCACATAGATGTAGTTGATGCTAGAGTCACTAAAGGTCTATGGATGATGCATGTATGCGTGTTTCCAGAACTAACCAACGGTGGACCTATATACGGCTTTGATGTTATTGCCGGCAAAAATAAGATGACTGGAGCATTCCACGATTTTAGTCCGTCAAGCGGTGGTGCAGATCATCCTATGATATTAGGCTACAAAGATAGTGTAGAAAATTTTATTCCAAAAAAACAAAGAGAGTTGCCTCAGTGGGCTAAGAATATCTTTACAGACAAAATGTTAGCTGCCGGCAACGTAAACACCGAAGAAGAAGCAGTTGCAATTATAAACATAGCACTTAACAATCTTCATGCATATTTTGATGAAATCAGCGGATTCCAAAATACATGCGGTGTTGATGAAACCATCAAAGCACAGAATTGGTACTGTCACAATCAGCGACAGAATCCCCATACTCCTAACGTAATGAAAAGTTTAGGTTTAAATGAAGCAGACGTTGATAAGTTTTGCACAGACATGCTGTTCCCTAACATCGTATAAATATACAATAAGGATTTATTATGCGATTTTACGACTTTGGAAAAACTATTGTACATGAAGCAGTTGAATCTGATCTTGAAGCACAAAAAGCTATACACGATCTAGATACAATTGGCGTTTTTCTTGGAAATCTTCCTCCAGAAAAAGAAAATGTAAAAGCATCTGTTGCGACAAAATTAAAAAATTTGTCATCATCAATAAGTGCATTTTTAGCCAAAGCTAAGATACAAACTGCACAACCTGCACAACCTGCACCTGCACAACCTGCACCTGCACAACCTGCACCTGCACAACCTGCACCTGCACAACCTGCACCTGCACCTGCTAGAATGTCTACAGAGAGTATTTTAGAAGCAGAAGGTGCTAGCAGCGCAATTATTTCTACTATCGATACACTAAAGCAACAAATAAAGGCGGTTGAAGCTTCAGATATTGATGAGAAAATAAAGAAAAATTTTATTAAACCGTTTAGACAACAATTAGACGCTTTAACTAAACAAGTGGAAGAACTCCAGTTAGCAAAAGACGATGCTGTACAAAAACAACAAGAAGCTGAAAGTTTTGTTAAAGAAGTAAGTGTTTACCTTGTAGCTTTAGGAAACAAAGTACAAGGTTATCAAGAAGAAAATTTAGAAAAAATGTCTTCTAAAGAAAAAACACAGGCAAAGAAAAAAGCAGTAAACGCAGCTGAATTTACAAAAACATTAAAACAAGCCTTGTTTGGAAAAATTGTAGATATTCAAGAAGAGGCCAACGCATCACCAATTGAGATTAAACAGTTCTTAGCAGCCTGCGTAAAAGGCGATGTAATTAACATGTTATCAGTTATCGGTACCGATCGCGGAAATATTAAAAACTATGTAAATCCTAAATATAAAAAATTGTTTGATATATTTGTAGAACAGAATATTTTTAGTTATTCGCCAGGTAAAACATCTGGGGCAATTGGCCCAGGAGAAATGGCCTTATCAATGATGGGAAACCCAGCTGAGAAAGCTAAAAAAGGTGACTTAAAAGTAGGCGATGTTGAAGTAGAAATTAAGGCCAGTGCATCTACAGGCGGTAGATTAAACAGTAAGAGTATTGCAAAAGCAACTGCGGGATGGGATCTTTGGAGGAAAGGTATTGCTAATATTGTAGCAACTGCTCCTAAGAACGCATCTATTTTTACTACTGACAAAAAAGGCGCTAGGGTAAAAGTTGCAGTTAACAAATTTAATGGCGATCAATACAACATTACAAACGGCAAAGCAAAATTAGGCAATAAGTACAATTGGAATCCAAAAGGGTTTCAGGCACTGAACGAAGAAGTACTCGAGCCATACAGTAATTTTGATAAAACATTTGAACTATTTCATACTACTATCAAATCACTAGTGTTAAACTTTGATTCTATTAAAAATGCTGATAAATTAATTGCTTCAGCTGTTGAGCAAGACGGCACTGTAGATTGGATGAAAATGAATAGAGCCTATACTAAAATAGCATACGAAAGCTATCACCTAGCAGACGGCATAACAACAATTATGTTTTTAAGAACAGATACTTTAGATTATAGTATTATTAAAGACGGTAATGACCTAGTTAAGAAATTAGGAAAGACTGTAACAATGGGTGCAGGATTTAACTGGAATGACGATCAACAAACTCCAACTCCAGGTTATATGGCAGCTAAGTCGTAAAAATAAATTTCTTTCAGCCTATTATTGACCTAAGTTAATTAATTATTATTAACTAAGCATAGAATATTTCCTCACCTCTCGTTAAATAGTATAAGGGGTAACCGAGGAGAGGGTCATGAAATACATCACAGCATTGGGGGCAATGCTAGTGTTTGCAGGTAGTGCATTCGCTACAGAGCTAATACATAATTTTCAAAGTCCAGCCTTTATACCAGGCAATGGATTCAGTCAGCACGTCTTGTCAATCCATCAATTAGAAGAATCTAAAAAGAAAGAAATTAAGAGCGAAGAACTGGCTGCTATAGCTAAGGCAGAAGCTGCTGCAAAACAAACAAATCTAAGTAAATTCCTTGTTAACGTAGAAGCACGTATCTACGCACAATTGTCTAAACAATTAGCAGATCAAATGTTTGCTGAAGGTACAGGAACAAGCGGAACTATGGACTTTCAAGGAACTAATATCAGTTGGGTTAAATCGGCCACAGAAGTAACTCTAACTATTATTGAGGCCAACGGTAGCCGAACAGAAATTACTGTACCTATAGCGAGCTTTGCATTTTAATGAAATTAATATTATCATTGTTACTTGTCACTGTTCTTTCAGGATGCGCCACCATACACATGGATGCGGCTAGGGAAGATGCTGTGGCTCTAACACCAAGAGAGAGTCTTACTAATAAAATACCACAGTTAGACGGTCCTCCAATGACCATTGCAGTTTACGGATTCACAGACAAGACAGGACAAATGAAACCTAATGATAGGTTAGCTGTGTTTTCAAAGGCAGTGACACAAGGATCTGAAGTATTTTTAATCAAAGCACTTCAAGACTCAAAAAATTGGTTTAAAGTTGTAGAGCGTGTGGGATTAGATAACCTTATTAAAGAGCGACAGTTGATACGTAATCAACGCGAGGTTTATGAAGGTAAAGATGCTAGACCATTAAAGCCAATGACTGTGGCAGGAATTATGATCGAAGGTGGTATCATTGGCTACGACAGCAACATACGCAGTGGCGGCAACGGCGCACGATTCTTAGGTATTGGCGGAAGTCAACAATATCGTGTAGATGAAATTGTAATTAGTCTTAGACTAGTAAGTGTAAACAGTGGGGAAGTATTAATTTCTAATGCTGTGAGCAAAACTATCTATAGCACACAACATAACGTTGGCGTATTAAGATTTGTTGATGCTGGAACCAAAGCACTAGAATTAGAAAACGGGCAGGCTCTAAATGAACCTACAACATATGCTGTTCGTGTTGCTATAGAACAAGCAGTATATGACATGATCATTGAAGGCGAAAAGAAAGGAATGTGGAGATTTAAAAAATCTGTAACACAAGAAGTGCCTGTAGTAAAGGAGGAAAAGAAAGATGAGCTGGTTCAACCACAAACCTCACAAGCACCCCAAGGAGCCCCAGAGCCCTTACCACCCGCACCGATCGAGCCCGTCAAGCAAGAAAGCAATGGAGCAAGCCAAACAGTCGAGCCCAAAGCAGAAAAAATAACAAGGATAGTTCCTATACAACCAGAACATTTAGTAGTTGTAGAAAAAGTAGAAACAAATACAAATACTGCTCCAGTAGTTAAGCCACCCGCTCAATTGTGGAGTTCTAGATATCTTAAAGAAGATTCGTTTGTATACAAAGAACCAAATGAAAAAAGTCAACGAACATGGCAATTGAAAAAGGGAACAGAATTTAATATCATTTCTCCAGGTCCGGAGGGGTGGCATTATGTAGTAGACGCAGAGAAGCGTAAGGGGTATGTGCGAGCTGACGTGCTTTCAGAACACAGACCAAAATGAGAGTTAAGCATAGGAGAAAGTCTTTATTAAACTTAAAATTAGATGCATTAACAAACATAACTTGCATCTGGAGCGAAAAATGAAAAAAAGAATCACAGGCGGTGGTAAGTTGTCGAGAAAAGTACTTACAATTCTAATGATGGCTGGAATGCTGTCATCGGGGGCGTGGGCCAACGATGTTTATGTTGATCAGATCGGTGATAATACATCTGTATCTATTACACAAACAGGAGCAGGCAACACAGTAAACGGTAATGTTGGTGGCAACGGCAACGTTGATGATGCTGCTATAATTCGTGGCGATCTCAATAATGTAACTATAAGTCAAATTGGTGCTAGCAATACACTTAGTATGATTGTTAACAATGAATCTAATGGAACAGGATCTACCATAGTAGTTTCAGCAGATGGTAGCAACAACAATCAAACTATCGGTTGTGGTACTGCATTAAGTTCAAGTTGTAATGCTAGTATTATTAGATCTGAAATTACAGGTAATAGCAACAATACTATACAGACGTTAAGTGGTGGCGTTGTGCAGAGTAAAATTAATATTAATGGCGATTACAACAATGTAACACATACAGCATCAGGTGTAGGTTTACATAATGGAGAAATAACAGTTTCAGGCAGTGGCACTAATCAACTTGCCAATGCAGTGACACTAACACAGAGTGGAGTATTCGCTAAAAATGCAGTTATTACCAGCAACGGTTCTAATAATAACGTTATTGTTACTCAGTCCGATTAATAGCTTTGCCGGTGTTGGTAAAGTTACTGAACAGACTGGGCCTACAGAAATTGTAAGGAATAAGAAAAGTATTCCTTCTAGTCTAAACACGGGTGTGGAGATGAATGACACCATCTCCACAGCTAAAGCCAAAGCTGAATTAACCTTTGAAGATAAAACTACAGTTAAACTTACAGAACACAGTAAAATGATCATAGATGATTTTGTCTATGATCCAAAAAAAGGTTCTGGTAAATTAGCCATCAATATGGCCTTAGGCACAGCTCGTTATGCAAGCGGACAAATAGCAAAAAATAATCCGCAACAGGTTGCTATCAAAACACCTACCGCTACTATTGCTGTGCGAGGCACTGATTTTTCTATGACAGTAGATGAATTAGGACGCAGTCTTGTAGTACTACTTCCTAGTTGTTCTCCAAACGGAGGCTGTGTTACTGGTGCTATCGAAGTTAGAAATCTAGCAGGTGTTGTGATATTAGATGTACCATATCAAGCTACATTAGTTAACAGTGCTTACACAGTACCTACAGAACCTACAATTGTAAAATTAGACCAAGCAAACATTAACAACATGTTGATCATTAGCAAACCTAAAGAAGTTGCAGATACAGAACAGGCTGGCCTAGCTAAGAAAGAAAAATCTATTTTAGATTTTAACGAACTAGATATCGATTTGTTAAAGTTTAGTGCATTAGATGAAAATTCTTTAGATAAAAAAAATGAGTTAGATAGAAATGATTTAAATGCAGACCTATTAGCATTTAATGAATTAAATGAACTTGATAGACAAAATGCTAGTTTGTTGAGCAATGAATTAGACAATCCAATATTACCAGGATACTCAGCAAACAAACCATTAGGCTTGTTGTATTATTTTAATGATGATCAAACTAAGGTTACATTATACAAGGCAGGTACACACAATACCACAGCAACATTTGATACAACAAAGAACATTACATTTACCTTAATTCAAGATGGGCAGACTATTATTCAAAACGTGAATAAAGGTAGTACCAGCACTCTTATTGTAACACAAAATTAACTAGTAGGTTTAGAAATAAAAAACCCGCCAGGCGGGTTTTTTATGGTAAATACTTCATATGAAAATACTTGAAATAATCCAAGAAGCAGAAGCTAGCGACGATGAATTGCGTCAGCGGTACGGTGACTTTGATCCAGAAGATAAGCCAATGTTGCCTACTACTAAAGTTGGTGGAGCGCCGGCACCGACGCTATGGACTGCATACGAAGCTATTCAAGATATATTAGGTAGAAGTCGAGTAACAGACGACGATGATGACTTAGAGCCCGGCATGTATTATGTCTACCCCAGTAACGAAACACCAATGTTTAAAGATACCGAAGAATCTGGCCCTGGCGGCAGTATTAATATTCCAAATTTAGAAAGCAAGGCTGCTCGTGATGTTGCGATTGCAGCTCACGAAGCATGTCATGCTTATGTACACGATCGTACAAAAGGTAGCGGGCGTGTTTATGCTAATGAAAAGATTATTAATAATCTAGCAGAGAAGTGGTTACGTAAACATCTAAGCGGCACAGCATTACACGTTGCACTAGAAACTATCACAGGCAGTCGTATTAGTTATGGTAAGGATTACATGCCTAAAGGTCCAACATCGGACAAAAGAAAATGAAAATAAATGAACTAATGGCGGCAACTTCAGTGCCGTGGAAATGGACTTATCGCAGTGAGCGTCAGGCCACTGCTGAATTTACTGTGGGCAATGTGCTGTATGAATTCAAAGCAAAGAATTCAGAATACGATCATGTAGATGCAGACCGTGATGTAGTAGGCTACGATGATGAAGAAGAAAATGAAGAAGTTGACTACCGTGGTTACTGGGAAATTAGTTTTAACGGTGACGGCAAAACTAGCATGACCGGAACTGGTAACTCCGCACAAGTTATATCAGCTATCACTGCTATAATAAAAGATTTCTTAATAACATACGACGATAAGATTCAAGTGATAGAATATGATGTACAAGGGTCTAGCGGTAGGGCAGGAGTATATGGTCGTATTTTTAATAAGCTGTTGCCAAATTGGACACAAGAAGATGGCTCACTACACGATGTGGAGGTAAAAAGACCATGAGAAAAATATTATTAATTTTATTAGTTTGTTTGTCTAGCACAGTCAATGCACAATTTAGATATGATTATCCCTTGTTGTGTGACAGTACTGAAAAGATCATAAAAAGCCTTGGGGAAAATTATAAAGAAATATTAACCTGGGGCGGAAAGCATTCTAGTGATAATAGTGCCTACAGTTTATGGATCAATGAAAAAGAAGGATCTTGGACATTACTTAAAATGACTCCTGAAACTAGTTGCATACTAGGAGTAGGCACAGAATCTAAAATTAAACTAGGTACGTCAATATAATGATTAAAAAAATACTTTTAAGTCCATGGACTGCTCTATTAACTCTAGCGTTAGTAGTAGGCATACGAATAGCAGATCCTACATTCGTTGAAAGTGTAAGACTACGCTACTTTGATACATTAATTACTTCTAAAGCACCTACAGAAAATAACATCTATACAGTTAACATAGACGAAGCTGCTTTAGACAAATACGGCCAATGGCCATTACCCAGGGCAGAATATGCTAAAATTATTAAAGATTTGTATGATCGTGGTGCTGGCCTTGTCGTTCTCAATGTGCTTATGGCTGAGCCTGATCGCACTGGTGGCGACTCAACTCTTGCCTCAGCTCTTAAACAATATCCTGTAGTACTAGGATCAGTGCCTGCTGATAAAACTAAAAATATACCACGCAACCCAGGCAGTGCTGTACTAGGGCCAGAGTGGTTAGATCAAATTGTACAATACCCGGGCCTTATTGCTAACGTACCGCAGTTAGAAAATTCAGCAGCAGGAATTGGTATTGTATCAACTATGCCTGAAGTTGACGGAGTGAATCGTCGATTACCTCTTATCGTTGCAGTTGGCGATAAACTTTATCCTAGCATAGCTATGGAAACACTGCGAGTAGCAGCTGGCGATTCAACCTTTCAAATCAAACTTTTTGAAGGCGGTGTTGAAAAAATGCGTATACCTAAGTTTGGTCCTGTTACTACAGATAACTTAGGTCGGGTATGGATTGATTGGAGTCAACAAAGTAAAAATGTTAGTTTACTTGAGTTGCCTAAAAACCTAGATGGTGCTATTGTTATTGTTGGTCCAACCGCAGCTGGTATCAGTAATCCTGTACCAACCAGTATGGGTGCTGTATTCCCACATGCTGTGCAGGCTAGTGTTATTGCTACAATGATTAACGGTATAGTTATACAGAGACCAGATTATGCCAACGGTGTAGAAATCTTAACACTAGTATTAGCAGGTATACTATTATTATTCTTAACAAGGTGGACTTATGTTGGTATTATTTCAGGTGTTGTTATTATTGGGACTAGTGTATTCGCTGGCTCCTATGCTTATGCACAGTTTAGTTGGCTCTTCGATTCAACTGGTATTGTGGTCGGGCTTGTTCTGGTTATGCTTCATGCTTATGGCATTAAGTTTATAAGCGAGTTCTTACAGAAACAAGCAATCAAGAAACAATTTGCAGGCTATGCTAGCCCTACAGTAGTTAGACTGTTACAAGAAAATCCAGACTTAATTAAGAAGGGTGTTAAGAAAGAAGTCAGTATACTGTTCTCAGACTTACGCGGCTTTACACCCTTAGGTGAAAGTTTTGGAGATGACGTTGCAGGTCTTACAAAAATAATGAACGGCTACATGGATGCCATTACACAACCTGTACTAGATGCAGACGGTATGATTATTAAGTACATTGGTGATGCTAGTATGCATATACATAATGCACCTATTGAAGATTTGAACCATCCTGCTACAGCAGTACGCACAGGATTGAAGATGCTTAAAGCAGTGGAGAAATTTAATGAAGAAATCATTATACCTCAAGGAAGACCTGCCGTTGGCATGGGTGCTGGTATTAATACAGGGTTGGGATATATTGGAGAGATGGGATCAACTGCAAGACACAGCTACGATGTACTAGGTGATGCTGTTAGTACTGCTGCCCGTATTGAAAGTAAATGTAAAGAGTATGGATGCTTGTTGCTAGTTGGCGGCGCAACAGTTGATCGCTGTGGAGATGACTTCTTCTTCCTTAAGATTGATGATCTTGCTGTAAAAGGTAAGAGTGTAGGAATTGCTATCTATACAGTATTAGATGATATCACTGATACGTATCATGTTGCTAAAAAAATACACGAATCAATGCACGGTGCATACAGAGGACAAAAGTTTAGTACGGCTATTAGCATGTGTAAACAACTAAAAGGTCAGTTTGACGGCAAAATGGACAAGTATTACGACATGTGGATAGAGCGTTGTGAGTTCCAGCAGACTCAAACTCTACCTAAAGATTGGAACGGCGTTTTTATAGCGACAAGTAAATAATTTACTTACCTGTACTGTCAAATTTCTGACTTTGGCTTTGATATTTGTTAATAATAAAATCTAATTCTGCTCGATCATCGTTATTAAGTTGTTGATCAAGCATTGTTTTGTGTTCTAGCACCATTGCTAGTTTTGTGTTCATGCGAATCATGTCGTTGTCTAACATTCGTACACGATCTACTAACTTAATCAGCGTACCCATTGTTTCACCTATGATAGGATCTATTTCCTCAGTTACCCACTTCCATATAAAGTAGATAAAATATCCCATGCCCATTGCGGCAATAATAGGAAATCCATACTCATTAATTGCTTTTGCAATATCATCTAACATTAGTCTCTCCTTGCATCGTTCTTACCTTCGTTAGCCGCAATTCGGTCTACGTTAGGTTTTACTTTTAGTGCATAGCTCATGAGAGCATCGATCTTTACTAGATCGTTGTTCATAGTTTGTACACGATTATCAAGCTGTGCAATAATGTTTTTTAGTGTTTTTACTGATCCAGTAACGCCCGCTAGAATAAACTTCAGCGAGATAAACACAAAGATTCCGGCCGCTAGTGCCCCTGCGATCGGAAATCCAACATCTCCTACTAATGTTAGAAAATCCATAAAAAAAGCCCCCTACGCTCTGCTATTGTATTTAGCTGTAGCCACTCCAAAAATTAGAATTTGGTAAATACAATGACACTTTTAGTTCAAAGGAGAGGGAATGAACAGTGACTTAAAACTATTTAAATGGATAATACTACTTCTAGCGTTACCGTTAGGATTAGCATATTTCAGCGATGGTGATAGATTCCGTTACCCATGCCAAAACCCAGACAATTGGGAGAAAGCAGAATGTCAGCTACCGAGATGTGATGTAACACGAACATGCCCGGAGCATATATTCAAAGGCGGTAGAGATCCTAGACTAGGACCACCAAAGGACGGGGATACTCCAGCAATGAGTAAACCAGCTACTTCAAAAATTGATATTAAGGAATGCAAATAATGGAACTACTAAAAAAATTCACTAAAAAAGATGAAGATACAGGAGAACACTTTATCTATACTGAAGAGCAATTAATGGCTCGCTTAAAATTCTTTATCGGTATTTGTCTATCACTGACACTATTCGGTATTGTATTTGTTGTGCTGTATTCATTAATATTTGTAACACAGCCTTTAAACGCAATTAGTCCAATTGATCAAAAATTCTTTGAATTAATTATTCCAATTGCTACATTCTTAACAGGTACACTAAGTGGTATTATGTTAGCAGGTGGTGATAAAGATCTAAGAGCCAAAGCATTAGATGCAGCTAATAAAGCACCTACAGTAAGCCCAGCACCAACAACACCTGCACCTAGCGGATTTAGTGCTAGTGCAAGTTTTGGCGGAGCAACTGCTAGTTTCAATAAGCCAGCAGCCCCAAGTTTTGGCGCACAGCCATTAGGTGGTACTCCAATGAGTGCTGTACCAAGTTGGGGGACTATTCCAACTTCAACACCTATGATGAGTGCTACAGGCAAACCGATGCCAGTACAAGATCCAGAACCAGAACTGTAAACTTATTAGTTCAAAAAAAAGGCCCGAAGGGGCCTTTTTTAATGACTGCTATTTTTCTTTATTGATTCCTTCAATGATCGTTATTAAAAAATACAATGAAAAACTGCTGGATAGTAGTTGATTTCTATTGTAAATACATGTATAATAAACTTGTTCAGGTAGAAAACTCAGTATTTACACTGAGGTAATTTTAAACTGATAATTATTATTTCATGACACACACTAAGGAGAAGTATATGAAAACAGTTGGTGATAAACTAGAAAAATTTGCAGTCACAGGTGTTAAGCCAGGACAACCAGAAGATGCGTTCTTTGAAATTACAGACGAGAGTTTTGCAGGAAAATGGAAAGTAATCGTTTACTATCCAAAAGATTTTACATTTGTTTGCCCTACAGAAATTGTAGCCTACGACAAATTGGCACAAGACTTTGCTGATCGCGATGCAGTATTGCTCACAGGTAGCACAGACAATGAGTTCTGCAAAGTTAGCTGGCAAAATGCTCACGCAGATCTAAAGAAAATTACTCATACACAATTTGCTGATACACAGCGTGGCGAGTTGAGCTTGATTGAACAGTTGGGCGTGTTCTACGCACCAGCAGGTGCCGCACTTCGTGCAACATTCATCGTTGATCCAAACAATGAAATCCAACACGTTACTGTTAACAACTTAAACGTTGGTCGTAGCCCAGAAGAAACACTTCGTGTATTGGATGCGCTACAAACTGGCGAACTTTGCGCTTGTAATCGCACAGTCGGGGGAGAGACTCTATAATGTTAGACTGCCTAATAGTAGGTGATAGCATTGCAGTTGGTACAGCAATGGCTAGACCAGAGTGCGTAAGTTATTCAAAAGGTGGATGGAACAGTTGGCAATGGAACAAAGATTATTTGTCTAAAGCCTCCTCACAACCTGCTAAAACTATTATTATTAGTCTAGGAGCCAATGATCACAAAGGCGTCAAGACAGAAGCAGAACTTCGTAAAATGCGAGAAGCTGTTAAGGGCGATCGAGTATTTTGGATTGACCCTGGACAAGATCGTAAACCTATTCCGCACGATGCTATTGTACGCATTGCCAAAGAATACGGTGATGTGATATTGCCTAGACCAAAAAGCCATATGAGTGCAGACGGAATCCATCCTACTGGACGTGGATATAAAATCTTAGGAGATCAAACACGATGAGTTTTATTGAAACAATAAAAGGCGCACTACCAGACTATGCAAAGGATACCAAGTTAAATCTTGATGCTGTTTTAGTACGCAGTACACTAGACGCAGATGTAGCCTTGGGTTGTGCTGTGGCTGCACTAGCCGCAACAGGTAACGGCAAGGTACTAAGCATCCTGTTAGCAGATGCTCCTGTACATGCAGAGTCAGCAATGACAGCCGCAAGCATTATGGCACAGAACAACGTGTGGTACCCATTCGTTGAGATGGCTGATGATCCTGCACTCAAAGGATTGCCTGCTCAGTTACGTATGAACGCTATTGCAAGTCACGGCGGAACAACTAAAGCAAACTTTGAAGCATTTAGTTTGGCTGCTAGTATTGTGGGCAAGTGTCACTTCTGTGTTAAGGCACATTACGAGACATTGAAGACAGAAGGATACACTGTTGAACAGCTTCGTGACATTGGTCGTATTGCTAGTGTGATGAACTCAGTTGCTAAGGTTTTGAATAGCTAATTTCACGATAGTGAATTAATGATTTTCACTATGTACTTTAGGTAGTTTTGTCAGTATAATGTTTATAAGTACTAATGCAAGACAGTACTTATTTCATTAACAAGGAGAACTATTATGTGGACAACACCAACAGCAACTGATATGCGTTTTGGTTTCGAAATCACAATGTACGTGATGAATCGTTAATAGTAAAAATGTTCTAGAAAGCTGCCCCACTTCGGTGGGGTTCTTTTTGACTTAATGTTTAAATAATGTTATAGTTATCTTATGATTGAATACGAATATTACGACTGGAATAATCTCATTGGTCCAAACCAACGAGAAAAATATGTCACCAACATCCGACGGTTGGTAGCTGACGGACAATATTGGACAAATAGTCCTCGATATCAAACAAATGTAAATATTTTTGGATTACCTGGAGAAGAATGGACTAATCTAAAAATGAGTTTTATTTGGAGTTGTTTTGCTTATCTAAAAAGAGACGTTCCAATTAAAACAATTAAAAGCTGGGGGTATATGACATCACTGTCCTACACCGTAGAAGATAGAAATACTTATTGGCATCAGCATCTTAGACAAGATTCTAAAGTTATAAGCGGAGTATACTATCTTCAATTACCATCAGGTGTTGATATGTCAACTGCTGGAACCGAGTTCGCTCCGCAAGGGCCAGAAAACCCTGGACATCACTTCGCTGAAGCTCGAATAGGGCATTGGATCATTTGGCCCGGAAAAACTTGGCATCGTCCAGGAATTCTGCAGAGTCAAGAAGATCGCTTTATTGTTGCGGCTGATTTAGAGTTTTAATATAAGTACTTAATCATGGAGAAAAAAATGGAAGAAAAAGAAGCTAAACGCTGGGTATTTAAAGCAGAGGATATTTTTGAGGACATTCCCACAGATCCTGAGAACTGTCTAATGAAAATTCCTGAAGAAGTATCTAATGCTATAGGGCTAGCACCTGGCGATCGAGTAAAAGTTTTATGGGGTGATCAGGGCACTATTATTATAGAAAAGGCAAAAGAAACAGATGCCAAAGAATGACGATCTACTAGAAGTTGAGGGCGAAATAGTAGAGGTTTTACCAAATCAAACATTTAACGTACTATTAGATGTGAACAAAAGCATGATTGTCTGCTACACCAGCGGACGTATGCGTCAAAACAAAATCCGATTAGTAGCAGGAGATCGTGTAAAAGTAGAAATGAGCTCATACGATCTATCCAAAGGACGTATTTCATTCCGTATATAATATTGGGTTTTAACTCCGATAAACTTGACTGTTAATTTTTTTCGTGTAAAGTGTAAATACAGTAGTGAATAGTTCTACTGTTTTGGAGAAGTACCATGCAGATCTACACCAAAGGAAGTACACGAAAAACCCAAAAAATCGTTAAGGATTTGACTCGCTTCTGCGCAGAAATGCTCATGAGCAAGCGCCTTGCAGACGGTTTGTTGATCCGTATAGAATTTATTAAAGATCTTGACAATCAGTATGATGGCGATTGCGAGTATGTTGATGAAGAATCCCGCCCAAAAGAGTTCCTTATTAGAGTTAACAACTCATTAAAATTAAGCAAAAAACTTAGAACCATATGCCATGAAATGGTACATGTAAAACAGTATGCAACAGGTGAAATGAAATACATGAGCCGTCCTGCCCGTTTTACCAAATTCCAAGGCACACTTTACCCAGACGAATTTGACTATTGGGATAGTCCGTGGGAAATTGAAGCATTTGGACGTGAACCCGGATTGTATACCAGATGGATCGATTCTAGAGGTCATACCAAAAACATCATTTTTGACACACGTCACGTAGACGACGATATAACTTCTGAAGAGATAGAATATATTAAAGGTTGACTGCCGTTTAGATTGATACTATAATATGTACTGTTATAGGCAACTACTAAAGGCAACACATGGCTTACCCAAAAAAAGTAACTGATCTTTTTGGACAAGATCTTTTCAAACTACTTGGTCCCAAAAAAGATCGCGTTCAATGGAACTCGCTCTCTTTCAAAGAAAAAGAAGAGCGTATCAAACACATCCCCGTTTATATTAGTACTCGTAGACTAGGTAAAACTCCTAGCTTTGAAGACATGTTAGTGGAGTGCTTCCGTGTGCTATCAAATCTTGGATCAAACAATCCGTTGCGTGGAATTGACTTGCCCGAATTAAACAGTCTACTGAATGCAAGCAGTATTCATAATACTCCACCATTAAATTACTTTGGCGGGCTAACTAAAGTTGAAGAACTATACAAGAACGCAGAAAAACAAAGAGATATTTTTCTGAAACACATTCTTGTTGATCTAGTGTTTCAATTTGAACCCGGACTAGTATTTCCAGGTGTGGGGCGAAAAGATTCGCAAGGACGCATCTTTGTTAATGATGCCCAACACCGTACACTAGCATGTATGTTTTTTGGAATTGAAGAAGTTCCTCTTAACTACATCCTAAGTGACGACGAATACTGGGACGTTCAACAATATGCGGCTATCAATATTAATAGTCTGCAATGTTCTGACTTTGACAAGTTTCGTATTCGTGTGCAACGAGGCGAAGCAAGCGTACAGGCTAAGTTCTCTGTTGATCCTGAAGACCAACTATGCATGGACATGAATGATGTGTTTCAACGCAACGATATTATTGTAGTTGAAAAGGGTGACAAAGAAGTAAGCATTAACAGCAAGGTGCTAACAGGTATTGGTAACATGGTCAAGTACTGGAAAGACTACGGCCCTAGCATTTCTACTCGTGCTATTGAGCTAAATGCTGTGATGTTCCCTACCAGCACATTTCAAACTGCTAATAGCTGGGGGCTGATGGAGTTTCTTAAAGCGCAGGATAACACTATTAATCCTATGCTAATGGACTATGCTATTCAGCAGGCAATTAAAACTTGGTTGCCCAAAGACAATCATGGTAACAAACTGCACGATCAAATTAAAAAGAAGTGCAAAGAAGATAACGAAATCAATTCTATCCGTTTTGAGCCTATGGTGATTGCTGAAGGTATTCGACAGCTCTGCGAAGCCTACGGTGGCCCTGTAACCTGGAACTGGAATGAGCCACAGTGGACTGAAGAAAAGTTTGAGTTTGAATTGGACCTTGTTTAATGTGCAATGACTATACAAAAGTCAATGCTCTGATTGAGGAACGCAAGCAGAATCCCTTCAAAGGGTTGTGTGAAGCTACATACATCAGCGACAGAATTTATTCTGAATTTGCAAAACGCAAAGATCTTAAATGGGTCAAAGTTCAAGATCTTAGACTCAAGTATCGTTGGTCAGATGCAGAGGCTCAGCTGATGTATGCTAAAACTCTAGACGGTTGGACGGACGGAGTTGGTGTTTACAGATTGTTTGACTTTGGTAAAGGTGAAAACAAAGTAGTTAAAGAAGATGGCATTGATAAACTGTTTCACGAACCTCAGCATGATCATATTGTTAGTCGAGACGAAGCTAAACAATTGGGCTGGACTGATGAACAAATTAATCATCCAAATAATTTGCAGTACATTAGTGCTATCCAAAATTTTATGAAAAGAAACTTTACCAAAAACATGTGGGAAGCAGTAAGTCCAACAGTGGGCAATCTTTTCAAAAAATAACTTGACAGCTAACATATTTGAGTATATAATATACACATTACTTAGGCATTGAGAGGCATACTATGAGCAAACTTCCTGACCCAAACGATCTTGATTGGGGCGCAATGAGCAAAAAACAATTCAAGTATATGGAAATGGCTTACGAGCTTGCTGACGAAGAAGACGAAGCTCTTACTAGGCCTAAGACTCGAGTACAGCCCCTAAAGAAAAAAATGTTCAAAACTCAGGAAGTACTAGCTGTGGCATTTGCGGCTCAGGCTAGAAACAGTGGCTATGTTAAAGTTACTGAACGTTTTAACGAACCTGAGAACAAGACTCGTTTTGCAAATAAAGAACTGGTAAAATTTCATTACGCTGAACCTTCGCAGTGGATTCCACCAGACCATATTCCGTTAACAGTAACAGAAGATGACTATGAAAATGTAGACATTGCTCTTAAACATTTTAGACGCTATACTCTAGGTGTTATTGGCAATCAACTCACTGGCTTCCAGAAAGATGTATTTGATGCAGTTAATTTGGACGAAGTGGACGGCGGAAAACTAGGTGTCTTATCCTATGTTCCAGAATTGGTAAAGCGCGAAGTTGAAGAAAATAAATTTAAGAAGCTGTTGCGTACAGAATATCATGCTAGTCAAGACATAGGCAAAGAAGGCGATTCCATTGAAGGTGTAATGAAGATTCTTAGCCGATTCTATTCAGAGCAATGGCAGAGCTATAACTATGTTGCTGACTATATGGGTAACCTAGTTAGCTTTATGAACAAGTACGAACACGCAGTTGACGAAAGAAAGAAGTTTAAAGCCAAAGTTAAAGGACACGGAAAAAATAGAACTTTTGAAGTTCCTGAGACTAGGCTTAATCACGTTAAATTATATAAAGTATAACAATGAAAATTACAGTTGTATCAGATCTGCATTTAGAGTTTTCTGATTGCTACGATATTAAGAACGCAGACAATGCTGATGTTCTGATTCTCTCAGGCGACATTATGGTTGCTGAGGATCTGCACGACCATCCAAACTTTGATTTCAATCCTTATAGTCATGGTGCGTTTGCTGACCTTGGTCGCAAGCAACAACGAGTAGCCACCTTCCGTGATTTCTTAAAGCGGATGAGCAACTTGTTTCCACATGTAATCTATATTGCAGGTAATCATGAGTTCTATCATGGCAAGTGGGTTAAAGGTATTCAGTACCTCAGAGATGAGTGTGCTAAGTTTCCTAATGTCTACTTCTTAGAGCGTGATGTTAAAGTTATTGACGATGTTGTGTTTGTCGGCGGAACTTTGTGGACTGACATGAACAAGCATGATCCGTTGACTCTGCATGCTGTGCGTGATATGATGAACGATTTCCGCATCATTAAAAACGATGAAAGAGGATTCACTCCGTTAAAACCTGCTGACACAGTTATTCGTCACCGTGAAACGCTTCAGTATGTTAAGCATATTCTTAGCGAACACAAAGACAAACGCTGTGTAGTAGTTGGACATCATAGTCCTAGTTTGCAAAGCATACACCCTACATATGCAAGTGAGTTTTTGATGAACGGTGCATATCACAGTGATTTGAGTGAGTTCATTTTGGATCATCCACAAGTCAAACTGTGGACACACGGACATACTCATCATCCGTTTGATTATATGATTGGCGAAACACGAATTGTGTGTAACCCACGTGGTTATGAAAACGATGGTTACAGCGAAGACACAGGTTGGAATCCAAACATCATAATTGAAGTCTAACGTGAGCGAAGATATCTTTGCTGACTGGAAGAAGAATCGGTTCATAGTGGCCGATTCTTCTCTTACCGGTACAGAAAAACACATAATAGTTTTAACTGATTTAGCATACTGGATAGAACATGCTGATGCTCTTGTAGAATGGTGCAGACATAATCCAAAAGCACAAACGCAGGGTATGACAGTTGAAATATCAGATGACAAAACTCTAACGCATTTTATATTAAAGTGGACATGAACATAGAACAAGATATCATTAATCGGGCTGGTAAGCGAATGTCCGACGAGATAGACTTTCATATCTTATCCGAAATGTTGATTGAATTAGGTTGGACTAAAATTGTGCTCAAACCAATGACACAAGAAACAGGGCAAGTTCTTGACACTTGGGTTGAGAAAAATGTCAAAGGACCTTTTGAGACAATGGGCTTAGTGTGGTTGTTTCAAGATTCTAAAGATGCTACAATGTTTATTTTACGGTGGGTCTCTTAAATGAAAGTTATTTTCTATAAAAAAATTGGACGCAAGTACGAAGCTGTATCAGAATACGACAACGAACTATTAGATGCGTTTCCCAAAGGTGATCATTTAGTGTCCGTTTACCCAGGCGGTGGCAGTAGACGTTTTAACATTGATCCAAACTATGCGGCTATGATTGCCGCTGGGCGTGTTGCTGAAGATGCTATCTGTCGTAAGATACAGGAAGCTACAGAACTACGCCCAATGAGCAGAGAGATAGACGAACACACTCAACGCAAATGGAAAGAATTTATTTCTGACGTGCCGGAAGAATTTCGTTTCATGTTTTCACATGGTTCTGCTCGAGATGCTGCCGAAGCTGGGGTCAAAGCCATGCAGGAAGAGGCAGACAAATTAATGACAAATCATGCTGTGCGCAAGGCATTTGAAAAATTTTTATTGGTTGCAAATTTAACAAAGGAAAATCACTAATGGCAAAAATTGTTCTATCATTTATCATCTTATCTTTTATTTTCTATTTTGGCATTACTGCTGTAAGATCAATGTCAGGAAAAGAGAAATGGGCCTTGACAAAAACTGTAGCATACAGTACAATTGTCGCATTACTAGCTGTTCTAGTGATGATGGTAATCGTAATTTTATTCTAAGGAAACACAATGAAACGTATTTTTACTCTTGCAGTTCTTGCCGCCGCAGTTCTTGCTACTGGATGTACTCGTATCGAAACTGGTGAAGTTGGTGTACGAGTTGGATTTGACAAACAGGTACAGCCAGGTGAGCTGTTGCCCGGCTCGTTCAATCAAGTGTTGATTGGTGATGTGCTAACATTTCCAATCAAGGATGTTAATGTTACACTAGAGAATATGACTCCAGTGGCCAAAGACAACTCAACAATGAAAGACTTGGATGCTGTGGTTGTTTACAACATCAATCCACAACAAGTGTCTGAACTGTACGCTACAAAGAATAGAGCATTTCACGCAGAGTTCAAAGGCGACACCTATGTGATGTACAACTACATTGTTCAGAATGCTCGTAATGCTATCTACAAGGCCGCACGTAAGTACGAAGCACTGGATATGGCAGACAACCGCGGTGAAATGGAAAAGTTCATCCAGGAAGAAATTGTTCGAAACCTAGCAGACGAAAAGTTGGACGGCAGTATTATGATTAGCCAAGTGCTGATTCGTAACGTTGTGCCAGCAGACAGTGTTGTTGAAAGTGCTAACGCATTGGTTCGAAGCAAGAACGAATTGAAGCAGAAGGAAGTTGAAGTTAAGACTGCTGAAGCCGAAAGCCGTAGAATGGCAGCACTAGCCAACAACTCAGGTGCAAGTATTCAGTTCATGCAGGCACAGGCCATGTTGAACATCAGTGAAGGTATTAAGAACGGACAGGTACAGACCATTGTTGTGCCCAGTAACTTTAATGCATTAATGATGAACAAATAATTATGGATATGAATCAAGCGGCTGTATTTTTAGCAGGAAGTATTTTAATAATGTTAGGATTTGTTATTGTTGTAGCAGGAACCATCGCTATAAACAATATGATCCATAAATATTGGAAACCAGTAAAGATATGGACATTTGAATCATATCCCCCCAGCGTTATGATACAGCAGAAAGACGAAAATAAAACTACGTAATGTCTGTATAAAGAAAAGGGTCTTGACGACCCTTTTCTTTTGTGCTATAATACACAAATAGCAACACAGAAAGAATCCTATGGAATTCAAAGTCAGCGGTAGTAAACGAAATAAAAAGTTTGTAGAAGCTATTCTTCCTAGTTTGATTACACAACTTGGTTTGGATTCAAGTCGTAAGGCTGTTATAATCCAAATTGAAGATGACGGAACAGCTAATATGGGATCAACTATTCCTGTTGACGTGTTAGACTCTTATATTGTTGTAGTTAAGCCACATCGTAATCTTAAAGAAATTGGGTTTACACTAGCACATGAAATGGTGCATGTCCGTCAAATGGCCAAGGGCATACTAAAAAGTGTCAAAAATGGTTATACGTGGGCCGGCAAGCGTTATAGCAACAAAACAAAATATTTAGATATGCCCTGGGAACAGGATGCATTTGCTCGGCAAGAAATTATTTTTCGTAGGGCGATTGAAGAATGAACGAACGAATTCAAGAACTTGAAATCCAATGTTGGGAGCCTCGTCAGTATGGACCTGCTTGGTTTAACTCAACAAAGTTCGCCGAGTTGATTGTTCGGGAATGTATGTCTAATTTATATCTACATGGGTATGACGATGCTAGGGCACAGATTAAACAGCATTTTGGAGTTGAAGAATGAATGAACGAATTAAGACCCTAGCCAAAGTCGCTGGCTACGATGAAATTAACAAAGCCGCAATGAAGTTGATAGGGTTTGACCCAGAAAAGTTCGCCGAATTGATTGTGCGAGAATGTTGTCTAGCATTGAATCCCATGTTGCGTGATATGATCAGTCGCGGGCAGGGAGTAGACATGATTAAACTACATTTTGGAATGAATCCCAAAGAAATCACAACTGCTATGCTTGACGCCTCCATTGCACAATGCGAACAAGAATTAGTAAAAAAGAATGAACGAACAGATGTTTGACAAAAGAGATAACATCATTTATAATGAAACATCAGTAAACAATAAGGAACAAAAATGCTTACAGTAAAAGAATGGATGGAATTAGTTGATTATCGTATCACCGAAGGCGGGGATTACGGTTGGATGTGTTTTGGCCCAGACGCTTATAGTTTAAGTTCTTGGAATGGTGATCATGACGGCTACAGTTTTAATATTGTTTTTGACACTAGAACTCAAACAGTATATACTGTAGAAGTATGCGATTATAAAAACGAACGTGCATATCGTATTATCAACCCTTTGTTTAAAACCATCCACGACAGTGAATCTGAGGATCGTGGTGTACTAGGCAATCAAGCCTGGGATGATGTTAATTGGATTGATTTGGAAGCTGACGACGACTTTATCCAAAAAGGACTTGCTATTCGTGATGGCGAAGATTACGACACTCGTGTAAGCGTTCCGTTGGACTTGCCCGATGATATGCTGTTTGATCTTATGAAGCAGGCACATGAGCGTGACATTACACTTAATGAACTGATGGAAGATGTTATTCGCAATGCTGTTGATAATGCAAAAAAAGATCCAGATGCATTTAAGGAAAGTTTTAGCGAGTTTCATAATGCTAAACCTGCAATGATGAAATCAAAAAAAAAAGAAAAAGTAAAGCGTAAACACCTAGCATATGAACTGCTAGGCGTTATCACTGATGTTGAGGAAGGCGCAGGCTTTGACGATATATGTTTAGAAACTATTAAAAGAGTTTGCGGCGAACTACAAAATGATTGACTTACACTTTAGCATTAGGAATCCGTGGAGCAAAAAATGGCGCAACATTCGCTGTTGGCATGGTAATACTCCTTGGGATCGCAAGCACTGGGAAGTTGAAGTCATACAAAGTGCAGATCTAATTGCTTTTACATTTTCATTAACACACAGACAGGACCATGCTGGTATTAGAATTAGTACCGCATTACTCGGATATGAAATACAAGCGACGATCTACGATTCAAGACACTGGGATGAAAAGACAGCGTCCTATCACAGTTGAAGACTATCTAGCCAGCGAGGATGAACTAGTGTTCTTTTGGGATCCAAGCTCAATTAAACCGCCTGAGGATTTAATGAGCAAGGCTATACGAGTTCTTATTAGCGATCCCAAAGATCATCACGGTGTTCGAGGACTTGATATTAAAAGATGGGCTCAAGCCAACTGCAAAACTTTCTTTTGGTATGATGTTACTGACGTAAGTGATGCAAGTTATATCACTGACGAAATTCACGCATACTATTTTATCGATGAAAAAGATGTAACATTTTTTATGCTTCGATGGGGCGGACAGATGTGATAGAATATCGTCATCTTGATCATGAAGTTCTAATTGATGCTCATAAACACGGACCTGCCAGTAAATGGTGCATTGATCAGTTTGGAGCTCGATGGGAAGCTATAGGTAATCGATCTGGACGCTGGTGTCTCTTTTGGGCCGGCCGTGATGCTCCTAAAAAATATAGGTTCTGCTTTGCTGACGAGCAAGATATGGTTTGGTTCGTATTAAGGTGGTTGTAAAAATGAATGATATAAAAGAATTCTGTCACAAGTATGATGCATATGTACAAGAAAGCAAGCGCATGCATCGTAGAAGTCGCCGTATTGATTATAAGATGTGGAGTGAAAGCGACCCTAACATATATCAAGCTATTCCTTACGATGAAGTTAAGTGCGTAGAAATTCACCTGCCTGAGGATCGATTCCGTGCTCTATTAGAACATGACGAATGGTTATCAAAAGCAGGGTTACATGACAACAATTTCTTCAATAACAACGTAAGTCGAGTATCAAATCTAGTAGTACAAGCTGAACGAGAAACTCGCATACGACATGAAAATCCAAGTGTAAGAATTGCTTGGGAAAAATATCAAACATTGTTAAGATTAGTAGATAGCCATTATGATTAAAGAGCGTAAATTTCTTGCCTATTGGGACTGTCTTGGATTTGAAGGAATCTGGGACATCACTACCTACGAGCGCCAAAAGCTTCTAGCTGATCTTAAGAATACTACGGTAACTGCTCCGGTTAATCTTAACGCTATGATGCTGAGAGCTAGATACAATCCACAACGTAGTCCTGAGATTTGGTTGTTTACTGCTACTGATACAATTAGGCAAGAAGAGTTAATGGATATTGCTCGAGACAATCCGCAGTATCTTGTGGACCTAATTCGCGAGCGAGGTACTAGTCTTTATCGTAACACACCGCAGAAACAAGTTATTACATGATTAAGCTACAGGGCAAACTCCCTCGTGATATTGTACTGGCCTGTTCAGGCGGTGTAGACTCAATGGCTGCACTAGATTTCTTGCGTAGAAATCATCGTGTAACTGTGGCCTACTTTAATCATAAAACTGAGCATGGACAAAAAGCTGGTGCTTGGCTTAGAGAACAATGCCGTACCAAGTATACTGATGTTCGATACAGAGAACACACTATTGAAGGCGAATGTCCAAAAAATATGAGCAAAGAAGAATGGTGGCGTAATGAACGCTATGCTTGGTTCAATGGTGAAGCTTGGAAAGGCCATACTGTAGTAACTGCACACCATTTGGATGATTGTGTAGAGACTTGGATTTGGAGTAGTATGCATGGTACAGCAAAAATTATTCCGTACACTCGGCAAAATGTAGTACGACCGTTTCGCTTAACCAGAAAGAGGGACTTCGAACTGTGGACAAATTTAAATAACATTGAGTATATAGAGGATGACAGTAATGCAAATATCTGTTATACTCGTAACTATATTAGACATGAGATGATGCCGCATGTATTAAAAGTAAACCCAGGCATTCATAAACTTATTGCGAAGAGAGTACGAAATGAAGATTGGACTGAGTTACAGCCGATGTGTGCGTGATATTGTTGACGGAAAAGTAGACATTGACGATGTGTTGGTGTTGATCACTCGCACTGATTTTGATCCGAGAGATGCTGATCAATGGAAAGGTATCTGGGAAGGATACGGGGGCGGCCAAACTTTTGGTAACCCACTTAGTAATCCAGAATGGATGGACTATCCTGCAGAGGATGAAGATCGATTTCGTAGCGTAAGCATTGAACTTTGGGAAACTGGTAAACTGCACCAACCTCGCAAGTTTGGGTCTCACCCTCGACGATTGCCCTACTACTGGTTAGAAACGTTTGCTCCTGAAACAGAAGTTGCATCTAACCCCTCAGTACAACTCGCTTGGGAAAAATATAAACTTCTAGCAGGTCTAAGCTGATGCTGGTTAATGTAACACATGATTCTCACTTAGCGTATTTAAAAGATGACCCTGTACGTCCGCACATACCCGTAGAGTTTAGGATTAGAAAACCCAATCAAGTTTGGTTATTAGAAGATGATTTTAGCGGTAGTGTACATGGCGTAATCTGTGTTGCATATACACACACTGTACCTACCACAGAACAAGAGTTAATGAACTTCTGCGACAACGATGGTGATATTGTTGTGTTTTATACAGTATGGAGTTATACCAAAGGTGCAGGTCGAGACATAGTATTTGGTGTTGCGAGACATATCAAACAAACTAGAAAAGTTAGTCGGTATGTAACATTAAGCCCTAAGACAGAAATGGCTAGAAAGTTTCACTTAGCCAACGGAGCAATAGTTTTACAAGAAAACCCAGAAAGTGTTAATTACGAATATTTGGAGATATAATGGAAGATACCAACGAGTATGAAGAATTTGCTAAACGCATGGAAGAACGTTTTCCAAAAATGTTCGAAGGCAGATATGGTGGCTTTGCTGTAGGTGCGGGTTGGTATCCTATTATCGAAGCATTGTGTGCTAACATTCAAAGTCACGCAGATTGGCGAAACGATCAACGAAAACGGCTGTTAGAAAATAACAAGTATGTTCATCCAATACCCGAAGCAGTTCCGCAAGTAACTGTGGAACAGATTAAAGAAAAGTTTGGCGGACTACGCTTCTACTACCAAGGCGGCGACGACACTATTGCAGGCATGGTACGTATGGCAGAAGCCTGGGCAGATGCAAGTTGCGAAGAGTGTGGTGCTCCTGGTACACAGCGTAATGGCGGATGGATTAGAACATTGTGTGATCTGCATGAGAATGAACATCAAGAACGATTACGCAGTCAAGAAATGAAAATGTCAGGATTTGAAGAATGAGCGGCACGCCAGCAGACAAGAGTCCTGGTATAACAGGTTTCATTGAAATCTTTGAAGGTAGGCTAGCTAAAATGAAGCTACACCTTAAAGAAGAACTAGATAAGGCCAAAAGCGACAGAGATCGTAAAAGCATACGTAGGATTACTGCTGATGCTAGAAAGCTCAACCGGACACTAAAAGAAATGCGTAATGCTACAGCTAGGCATTGCCCACATTGCGGAGAGAAAATATGAAGCCACAAGCACCAGCAGAAGGTATTTTAAAAACTAACGACTTTGGAAATTCAAAATGGTATCACGTAGTATGCGGATGCGGACAACCAGATCATGCTTTAACTGTAGAAGTAGAAGCAGACGAAATGGGTGTTAGTGTGAACACATATGCTACAGTTAAAACTGACTACTGGACTGAAGCAGTTAAAAAGCGTTACGATATCAATAGTCCTTGGTTGCAAGAGTGGGATTGGTTTTGGAAAGATCTAGTAAACGGTGTTGTTACTAGGCTGCGCTTAACATGGGACGTTTGGACTAAAGGTTATGTTCGTGCAGAAACTACTGTTTTAATGAGTGAACAGCAGGCAATCAATTATGCACATACATTGACAAGTGCAGTCAAAGATGTTAAACTGTTTAGAGATGAAAGTTTAAAGGAAGTACAAAATGGCTCAACACGGTAATTATTGGAGTTGCTCAAAGTTTGCAGATTGGATTCGCGGCACCAAAAAGCTCGGCGCCGGCACAGCCGAAGAATGGGATGAGTGGACTACTCAAGCACAAATGAAACACAACTTTCGCTACTGGTTAGCCGAAGAAGCACTTGGACACATCCAAGACTTTGTCACATGGCCTGAAAGGAAATTAAATGACATTAGATATTATATTAATAATCGTTGGGTCAGTCGCAGCCATAGCCTTACTGCTCATGCTCGCGATATTAAGCCTGGGGATTGGTGCGATGTGGGCAATCGGTTTCTTCCTTGCCTTTTTAACGAGCTGGTGGATTTTGTTGAGATAGAGCAAGCCTGGCATCACTGCATATGGAGTGACGAAGCTAAAACTAAATTTGAAACTCCTTGGTGGCGCAAGGGATGGCTGCGTTGGAGAACTTGGCGTTGTCCAGAAGCTGGTATGGAATACTTAAAATGGGCATCAACTCTAACTAACGAAGAATGGTTAGACGAAGGTGAAAAGCACAAAGCAGAGCCTACATACCAAGCTACGGCTGCTAAAGAAATTATCGAACTTTACACCTGGTGGACTGTTACCTATCGCACTCGTCCAGACCCATACGAAGCAAGTGGCTGGAGTGCTCACTGTGATGCTATGCGTGTAAAGTACCCTGGTAGCATGTTCTCAAGTCTTAATTCAAAAGACCCAGAAGATCGCAAGGCCAGCGACAAAGCACACAAGTTACTTACTAAGATCGAAAAGGCTTATGAAAAGGAAGACGAAGCTATGATGATTCGTCTAATTAAAATCCGTCAATCACTTTGGACATGAATATGACATCAGTAACACAGCTTGGACAGATACTAGCACAAATTAAACCAGCGCAATACACCTGGTTAGATGATTTTGAAGTTAAGACTGAAGATCAAGAAAAGACGTTTGATGCACCATTCGATGTGTTAGCCTCTATTATTTCTGCTATTGACGCAGACGCACCACTTTGGGAAATTGGAGAAGCTTGGAAATCTCTTAAGTATTCGAAAGGATTCGATGGCCTAAAGGTAACTGCTCCTAACGATTTTCAAATTCAGCGAGCAAATCAGATTCGCAAGTATTACAGGAATAAACTTACTATTCTAGCATTGAAGTCGCAGAGTATGAGTAACTTTAGAGTAGATCTGCAAGAGCTGTTAAGCATGGATCCAACAAAATTAAAATTAAAGTTTTTGCCTATGATGATTCGCTTGCCTTCTTTTTATAAAGAAGATACTATAATAGATAATCTAAAGAAAACTACAGTAGTGCCCATGCATAATCGTGCTCGACCCGAAAAGGAATCTAGGACATTGACATTTGTAGATAAGATTCATCGCAAAACTAAAAATCAAGATCTAAATTGGTACTGGTTTGTAAATGAACAAAATGTACTGCATCGTTTGAGCGTAGACGGCAAAAACAAACTAAGTCATATTCTTGAAAAGTTTCTAGATAAACCTGTAACCATTGAGGCAAATTATCCTGTTCAGACTGTGCGAGGAACTGATCTTAGTTTCTTCAGTGTTGAAGGTGACTGGAAATTGTTATGAATCGAGATGTAAGAACTCTAGTAGATCTTGCTATGGAAGTTGAAATGGAAGATCCTATTGACTGGGGCATGTTAGCTATTAGTGAACATGATGCTTATGAACTTATGGCTTCCCATGTACTTGAGATGAATAATGATAACTTGACAAACAAGGCTATTATTGTTAAACTACTAGTAGAGAATTTTGTACTAAATCTCAAACTAATGGAATTAAGATAATGACAGTTAAAAAAACATACGCAGATACTGTTGATCTGCACTGCACGGATAAAAATGAAATAGTGCCAGCTGAAATCCTAGAATTTCGCCCAGGCATGCTTATTAGTGTAAGTATACAAAGAAAAATTAAAATGATACTTAAATTTAATCATCGAGGCAATAACTATGTTGGCTCGATGGCAGGTCTTGAGTTTACTACTGCTGGCCCAAAAGAAACTATTACTTACGAAGGAAGAAGATAATGCCACTAATCCCAATGGTTGTTGAACAAGAGACTCGCGGCGAGCGTTCATATGATATTTACAGCCGCTTGCTCAAAGATCGAATTGTTATGCTCAACGGCCCTGTAGAAGATAATATGGCTAATGTAATTGTAGCACAGTTATTATTTTTAGAAGCAGAGAATCCAGACAAAGACATTAACCTATATATTAATTCGCCTGGCGGTGCAGTTACCGCAGGACTAGCTATCTACGACACAATGCAGTACATCAAATGTGATATTCGTACTATTGTCATGGGTCAGGCATGTTCAATGGGCTCGTTCCTAGCACAAGCAGGCACGGCAGGTAAGCGAGTAGTACTGCCTGAAAGCCGTACTATGATACATCGAGTTAGTTCAGGTACTCCTGGAACACGTGGTTCAGTTCATGTACAAGAACTTCAATTTGAAGATGCTATTCGTTCAATGGAAGAAAGTAAAAAACTCAACAAGCGATTAACCGAGCTGTATGTCAAACACAACACCAAAGGCAAACAATACGATGAGCTTTTTGAAACAATGAAATTTGATACTTTCTTAAATGCACAAGAAGCGGTTGATTACGGTTTAGCAGATAAAGTTGTAGAGAAACGATAATGAGTGACGGAGGAAAAGGCAGTGCAAGAAGAAAAGGCGCAGATGATGCAAAATACAGCAGTGGATGGGACCGAATCTACGGTACAAGATACAATGGCGGCACTAAAAGGGATCCCAACAGAGGAAGCCCTGACCCAGATGCTCAAAGAACAGATCCTAAGAGTGACGTTCCTCAAACTAGACGGTGATCAAAGAATTATGACCTGTACAAAAAGTTTGAATTATATTCCAGAAAAGTCACGTCCATCCAACAGTTCAAAGCCAAGCAAGCCTGGCACAATCAATGTTTGGGACATAGACGCTGACAACTGGCGTAGTTTTCGATATGATCGAGTTCAAGCAGTTGAACTTAACATTTCAAACATACAAGAGGTTGGTTGACAAATCTCCGTTTTGAGCCTATTATAAGGTAGTTTTTTAGAACTGGGATAAATAAAATATATGAAAAAGGAAATGCTTTCAATGCTATTCGTAACACTATCCCCCGTAGCGTCAACAACACTTGGATCAGAGAATCCAGGCAGTGACGCCACCATGACTAGGGTTATGAAGTTGTAAGTAAGCACTAACAAACTTTAAAAACCCTGGACTAAACACCCAGGGTTTTTTGTTGCGTAAAAACAACAAAAAAACAGTTGACAGGCAAGCAATAAGGCAATACAATAGACACTTACTTAAACAACAAAGCGGCTGCAGAGTTGTTCAAGTAAAAAGATTTTAAAAAGTAGTTGACACAGAACTTTTTCGGTGTTATACTACGTAAACTGTAACAAGTTTACAAACGTTCTTTAAAAAGTTGAATACGGAAACAGATTAATCTGTTTTCATCTGTGTACAAAAGTGTACAGTTGAAAGCAGATTTATTCCTCAGTAGCACAGCGGTAGTTGCACTTGACTGTTAATCAAGGTGTCCGTGGTTCGATCCCACGCTGAGGAGCCAATTTAGGAGCGTGGGCCGGATGGTAAGGCAGCGGTTTGCTAAACCGTAGATCACGTAAAAAGGGTCACAGGGTTCGACTCCCTGACGCTCCGCCAAATTAAATGCACGATTCGTCTATCGGTTAGGACGCTGCCCTTTCAAGGCGGAAAGACGAGTTCGATTCTCGTATCGTGTACCAAGTTTTTTAGTAAGTTGTTTAAGGTTACCTAGTCCGCTAGGGGTGAACGAAAAGGTGATTGCGTAGCAGAAATGCTCGGCCTTGATACCCATGAAGCAGGAGGGTTCTAGAGTATGACGAGACACCATCGAGTCAAAGGGCAAGAACTATTCCAAACTCCAGGAAGGCGGCGGAACTACTAGGCCTGTAATGAGGTCTTGACGCAAGTTGGTGATGCGTGTCAAGAACTTCCTCAAACAATTTATTAAAGATTTTGCACCGTTAGCTCAGTTGGTTAGATCGCTTGCCTGTCACGCAAGAGGCCAGGGGTTCGAGTCCCCTACGGTGCGCCATATTAGTTGACTTTGATTGTAAAGAGTGTACAATTAAAATATAGAAAGTTTTTGCCCTTATAGTTAAATGGTATAACGACGGTTTTGTAATCCGTAGTTTGCAGTTCGATTCTGTGTAGGGGCACCAAAGTGTTAGTTTTTGCCCCGGTGGTGTAATGGTAGCCACGCTGGTCTTAGAAGCCAGTGCCGCAAGGCGTGTCGGTTCGAGTCCGACCTGGGGCACCAATGTTAGTAAGCGGGATTAGTTTAATGGTAAAACAGCAGATTTCCAATCTTCGGTCATCAGTTCGATTCTGATATCCCGCTCCAATTTTAAAAGGTAGATATGAAAGCAAAAACTTTAAGTCGTGGTCCAACTATTGATACTAATAAATGTGTTGAAAATGTTGGTGGTAGATTTGATCTAGTATTAATTGCTTCAGTTAGAGCTAGAGAAATAGCAAGGAAACACAGGAACGACGAAATGTCTACCCAAGTTAATGCGCCAGTTTCTGCACTGCTTGAAATTCAAGAAGGCAAAATTGGTAGAGAGTATCTAAGAAAAGTATAATCGGAGTGTGGCGCAGTCTGGCTAGCGCACCTGGTTTGGGACCAGGGGGTCCAAGGTTCGAATCCTTGTACTCCGACCATTTTTTGGGCTGTTAGTGATAATGGGAGCACGGGGCCTTTGCAAGGCTTAGGTCGGGGTTCGATCCCCCGACGGTCCACCAAATATGCGGGTATGATGTAATGGTAACCTGAAACCTTGCCAAGGTTTATTCGCGAGTTCGATTCTCGCTACCCGCTCCAAATGTTTTAGAAATATTTTTAAAAAGATGTTGACAAGACAGTAAAAATTTGCTAAAATAGACACATGTTAAGAATTTAAGGGTGGTTTATCATCCTGTAGGCGGCTTGCCGTTTACAAAGAATAAGTGTGGCGACACACCCAAAGCTAGAATGCCTACATACTAGCGCCAGCAATGGTTCACGTAAACAAGCCTGCTCACTACCGCGAGGTAGCGTTCACTCATAAGACCGGTGGATGTAACAGCAAAGCTGATGTATGGGAAAGAACATTGTTCGACGTGCCGCAAGGAACACGGGGCAGTGAAAAGTAACAGGTGGTGCTGACTTCCATATAAAACCAATCAGTTAGTTGGTATGAGAAAGGGTAGTGTACTTGTTCGAGGGGTCGCACCTAAGAGCTCGTATACAATGTAAATGGTTAGTGGGCTGTAGTAATACAGTACACCGATCGTGAAACATCACTGAGTAGCTCGCGAGGCAAAAGGTATGTGGTGAGTTGTATTTTGTATTCCAAAAGAGTATGAAGCAACTGAGGCAGCTCATCGCGGTAGGTTAATGTAGATCAATGGTAGATCATCTTCCTGTTAAGAAGAATGCTGTCGGTTCAAATCCGATCATTTAAACAAAAATGCAAAGACTGCCTCGGTCGTATGTGAAAAGTATCTAATACTTGAGTGGTAACACAATCAAGTCTAATGAAGCTCGCAAGGTAACATTAGTTTATACTGGAAGTTTCGTAGGGTGTTAGCGCACTCGAATAGCTCGCAAGGTTAACGGAATAGATGGTGTAGAATAGCATATGGCGTCAAGTCTACTGCCTGACTTAAAACGGCGATACTGTAAGCAGACTAGGTTACATAGTGATATGGACTTAGTGGATGTCTAGAGAACGTATACTCGCAAGGTGTACGGTAATGCTAGAGGTGCTTATGGTTAAGATGTAATCTCAGTCTTAACACTATTCTAAAACACATTACCACAAACAGCAATTAGAGCTGGTTGTATAACAATGTCGTAGTGTGTTTCAGAATAGCAGAAATGTTATGCACATGACAATTCGTTGTCAGCAAGAGAATGTCACGCTATAAAGGTTTCTTCGAAGGACTGATATAGTAGAAGGGGACGGGTTCAACTCCCGGCTGATCGGAAGATCGGCGCAGATTGGTTGCTAACTGGACTAGTATCCCAAGTGACGTACCGAGTCCCGCTCGAGCTTGTTAATTCGGGTGAATGGTGCTTATAACGATGGAAGTACTAATGAGTTGTCAGCTGTATAATATTTTGAAGCGGAGTAGAGGAGTCCAGTCGTCCTCGCTAGTCTCATAAGCTAGAGATCGCAGGTGCGAATCCTGCCTCCGCAACCAGTTTTATTTTCAAAGGAAGCGTGGCAGAGCCCGGCTTATTGCGTTAGTCTTGAAAACTAAAGACTCGAAAGGGTCCGTGAGTTCGAATCTCACCGCTTCCGCCAGACATTAAAAAATACTTGACAAGTAGACACAAATCATATACAATTAACACATAGAGAAAAGGACACAAACATGGAACTTACACTTCGTAAAGCAAGCGCACTTCAGAACAGCATCAACGATACTGTTAAAAGTATCACGTTGACACAAACAATTCGCATCAACGAGTTCCAAGAGGCTGAAGCTGAAATATCTAAGGCTGCTCAGGAATTTAACAGCAATGTGTTTCGTCGTGTAGCACTGACAGATGTGCTGTACGAAATTCGCAAGGCAGTGAGCCGTGCAAATGCACAAGCAGGTGTCAATGAAAAGTTGGCAGACTTGGCTCAGCTTGAGAAAGATATCCAATTCTTTTCAGGTCTAACAGCTCATGACGTTCGTGAGTCTGCTCAAGTCATTGAGGGCAAGTTGAATAAAATTCGGAACCGCAAAGAAGACACTCGTGCAAGTTTGTACGGCCACAGTGATGAAGTTAGTACTTCTGTATTGACTCGCAAAGATGTAGATACATTCCGTGCAAAAGTAGCAGAAGCCAAAAAGGCCAAGCAGAAATTGCAGGACGAGCTCTTAGAGCTTAATGTTCGTACAACTATTGCCCTAAGTGGTAAGGCTGTGGACATTCTTAAGCACGAAGAATTGATCTAAGGAAAACCCGGGCTCCCTTGCCCGTTATACACAGGGGGTGGGGCAGTCACCATAAAGAGTGCTAGGCGTGTAGTGCATTGGCCTTCCGATCCCGTGTAGGGAATCCGGGGACGCATTAGGTGAGGTTTAGCACCTTTCCAAAAGAATAAATGTTATGGACAGAGTAACCGCTCAGTCTAGGGCTCATGTGGTGTGAGTAGCTAGACACTTTATAAATGCTCTTTGAAGTTTAACTACACTTGAGAACACCAGTAGGTACTAAGTCGACTAACTGCTGAACGTGCAAGGAAGATACGGAGTTAAACAGTTTGGTTCGATTCCAACAGAGAGCACCTATAAGGTTTTGGTAGTATGCTGGTAACAGTAAACTACCCGGAAGAAGGCGAGAGATGAGGATGAACACCGTTATCGCTTCATGCGATGACTCCAATACTGGCAATCAGTCTTGAAAACTGATCGTGTTTGTATGCCCCGAATCTATCGAACTTGTGATTTGCTGTTCGGAAATACGCAAGCCACTGTGCTTTGCATATTGTAATTTGCTTAGGGCCTAGAGTAACCTCAGCCCGTTTGCACCTTGCACAGTTCATTACTTACTTGCTAACTTTCGTTTTTTTATAAGTAATCTTACAAAGGAGACAAACTTATGTATGCAACAGGTGTTTTTCGTTCTGCATCGCAGATTAATAGTGCAATGGGCCGTGTTTACGGACATATGGCACTGGCAGTTATCACATCAATGATTGTAAGTTATCTTGTAGGATCAAATACAACGCTGATGGAATTTTTCTTTACAGGCGCAATGAAATGGCTTGTAATCTTTGCGCCGCTTGTAGCCATTCTTGGCGTTAGCTTTGCAATGGACAAAATGAGTAAGAGTGCGTTACAGCTATTTTTACATGGATTTGCCGCATTAATGGGTCTAAGTTTTGCTACAATCTTTGTAGTATATAACATGGGAAGCATTGTAAGCGCATTCATGGGAGCTGCCGTTCTATTTGCTACAATGAGTGGCTATGGCTACTTCACTAAACGTAATTTGGACGGAGTTGGCCAATTTATGTTCATTGGGTTGATTGCGATTGTTATTGCAAGTATAATCAATATTTTTATTGGTAGTACAGTTTTTCAAATGGTCATTAGTGCTATCGGAATTATTGTGTTCTTAGGCTTAACAGCATACGACACACAAAAGATTCGTGAGATGGTTAGTTACGACAATGATGGTAAGGCAGAAATTGCAGGCGCTCTTAGCTTGTACTTAGACTTTATCAACTTGTTCTTAATGTTACTACAACTATTTGGTGGTCGTAAGGACTAAAGAATTTGCCTGGTTAGCTCAGGGGTAGAGCAACGCCTTTACACGGCGAAGGTCCGCGGTTCGAAACCGTGACCAGGTACCAGAAATGTTTCCGTATTCAAGAGTGTGGCAAAAATACAACAATATTTTTGTCACTTTTTAAAGAAAATCTCTTGACAGAGATAAATAAATACAGTATACTATACACATAGTAAGAAATTAACTAACAGAAAGAAAGATGATCAAAATGTTTAAGCAAATTAGAAAACATCAGATGTTTTGCATTCGCTGGTATCGACTACCAGGCGAGGGCCTTTCTGTAGGAGCAAGTTACGCATAACCAGTAACAGCTCAAAAAACAAAAAGACCCTCGGAATGTAAAATACTCCGGGGGTTTTTCTTTTAGTGCTATAGGAAACGAGATCCTGCTATCACTTTAAACTAGCAAATGGGCGGCCTAGGGGATGAAGTCTGTGGCGACAACACAGATGTTAAAATCCTAGAGTAGTTAAGAACACTATAGGGACGACTGGACTCATAGCCCAGAACTTTGTAAAAGGCGTTATTAGTGTTCTTAACTACACACTCTTCATTCGCCCTGCGACGGCGTCTAAAAGCATAGCGGAGAGTGTCACTAAGTTTGGAGATGTAGGAAAATTGGTAACCCCAGTGGACTGTAAATCCGCCGCCCTTCGGGCACTACTGGTTCGACTCCAGTCATCTCCACCAAACATAGCCGCGTAGCTCAGAGGAAGAGCACTCGCTTGATAAGCGATAGGTCGACATTTCGAAACTGTCCGTGGCTACCAAATTAATGTATCTCTAATGTAATGGCAGCATCACAGTCTCCAAAACTGTTCGTCGGGGTTCGAGTCCCTGGAGGTACGCCAAGTATAACTCGCTTTAGTATAATGGATAATACAGTAGGCTTCTACCCTACGAATATGGGTTCGATTCCTGTAGGCGAGGCCAGTAATACGCACAGGTGGCAGAGAGGCCCAATGCAGTGGATTGCAAATCCGCAAAACCGTGAGTTCGAATCTCACCCTGTGCTCCAGTTACTGCAACAATCCGCTCGGGCTTCGTAGCGGAATGTAGTATTGAAGCCTATAAGTCCTGTGGAAGCAGGGGTCTAGATCCGTGTCCAAAGCGGTGTGGCTAACGAAGTGCCAAATTTATTGGGGTATAGTGTAATGGTAGCACCACAGACTTTGACTCTGTTAGTCTAGGTTCGAACCCTAGTACCCCTGCCATAGTGATGTAGCATAGCGGCTAATGTACCTCCTTCATACGGAGTTTATCGTCGGTTCGAGTCCGACCATCACTACCAACTTTAAAGGAGAAATATATGCCAACGATTAGATATCTTGATACTAGTATGTACGGATCGTATTTTGTCGACTGCGAAATATTAGAAAAAATAGACGAAGACACATTTAAGATTAAATTCTATGATGACAATATAGATGAATATGAAATAAAGGTAGTTGAGCGTGATCGTCTTGAGTTTCCTAAGTTTAGTGATTACGCATCTTATTAAGGAGAAAACAAAATGGGGCGATCGTAGTTTTACTTATGATAGTAGCTTTAATTTACTTTATTGACAAAAATTTAAAATAGGAGAATGACATGAAACGTTCAAGTAAACGTTAGTGTCAACCTTGACCCCGTATTGGTCCTGGTTGGCACATTAAATCAATTTAATTACGACCAACCACTTGTAGCGTTAACGGTAGCGCACTTGACTCTTAATCAATGAGGTGTGAGTTCGAATCTCACCGGGTGGACCAATACGGGAGTATGGTGAAATGGTTATCACAGCAGACTTTTAATCTGCCAGTTCCGGGTTCGAGTCCCGGTGCTCCTACCATAGATAAACACACTTTCAATCTGAATTGACAGATACAAACAACCAAGGGGAGCCTCTGGGTTCATCCAGTTTCATCCTGAATTGACAGGAACAAGGTTGTAAGGGGAGCCGAGTGTGTTTTTCTATGGTAATACGGCCCTTGGTGAAATGGATATCATTTCGGTCTTCGAAACCGACGGTGGGAGTTCGATCCTCTCAGGGCCGGCCAAATATATACCCCTGTCGTTCAATGGATAGGATACCATGCTACGAACGTGGGGACGGTGGTTCGATTCCATCCAGGGGTGCCAATCAATGGTGTTGTTAGTGTAGTGGTAACACGACTGTCTGTGAAACAGTAGACCAGGGTTCGATTCCCGACTTCACCCCAAATTTGTAGTAACCAGCTAGGTGCTGTGTAAAAGGTGTTGCGGATAGTAGAGGTCTCATAGAGATAAGCTCGCTGTCGTTAAAGATCGTGACGCAAACTAATTGAGTTTTGTCTCAACCTACTACATTTTATTTTTGCCGCTTTAGCTGATGTGGTCATAGCAACGGATTGAAAATCCGAGGAACCCTGTTCGATCCGGGGAGGCGGCACCATTAACTGTGTATGATTTTATATTATGGAGCGACCGGGGGATTCGAACCTCCGCTTCTTGGGTTACAGTCCCAAGTGTAGTGACCACTCTACTACGAGTCGCATATTGATTTAAGGTATTGTGCTACTAGTTGCCAACAGTTCTTTTATTTTGTCAAAAATTATCTTATTTCCTTCTGCGTTCATTGCATTAGCAGATTGTTGATAACCAATGTTATATTGGCTGTTATCTTTATATAGCTCGCGCATAGAAAGATCTACAGGTCCAGACGTAATAGTATACCAAGAAGGGTACCATTGATCTTTACTAAAAAAATGTACACAGGGTATTTTTTTATTATGCAAGTACGAATCAATTTGCATTAATGCCCCATAGTATCTGTTTAATTGTAAATCTGGATGATACATATATTTTCTAGTTAGTTCAAAAGCAGTCCAAAGTTCTTGGTAAAACTTTTCATCGTCTGATGCTATTCGAACCTGATCTAATAGTGCTTGTTTAATTTCACTACTATCCCCATCTTGCCATTTTATAAATGCATCAGTATAGTTTTCAAAATGAATGTTATAATATTCTAATAATTGTAAACATGCTCCGTTAGGGACGTTTTCAAAAAAATCAATATAAAAATCATGTTCTTTAAAGTCAGTTCCCCACATTGATTCTACCCAATTTCGAGCAGTGTATTTTCTATCAAATGTAGTTTTGTCTATGTTCGAAACATCTTTGTTCCAGCTAGGCATAAAGATATGATACGGTGCGGCATGGAATATAATTGCTGTATCTAGTTTTTTAGTTTTCTTTAAATTGAATAATATTCTTTCCTCACTGCAATGTGGGATTCCAGAATGGACAATATTAGCATCAAACTCTTTTTTTAATAAACTTACAAAATTCCATTCTTGGTTAGGATCATATCTAGAAATACTATCTCCATACACACCTATGTTCATTCTGAACTCCTAAAAAAGTATTTAGTAGTAGTTTTTTTTTAAAAATTATATGTGGATCGGTAGAAGATTAATTTTACCACACCAGTTGACAACATTACAACTTGACTATATAATAGCAATATGTATAACGTAATAGGAAAAGAAGAAACACTCAAAGTTCTTACACTTGCTGAAGCAATGAATGTTGCAAAGCATATGAATGAATATGTAACTATCGTTGGAAAAGATTTTGAAATCGTTGGCATATTTGGTGCTGACACAGTGAGCAATGGTAAACTACCAAGTGGTCACGATTACACTTGGAACAAGGCTAGCCGAATTGGTCGTGTGAAAAAAGAACGTTCATCATGATAAAAGAACTATTCGAAGGCCTTGATGAAAAAACAAAAACCTGCGGAATGTGCTTATTGAATCTTCCTTTAGGAATGTTTGGTACAGATGGTGGTGCAAAGTATCTTAGATATGAATGTAAACCATGTGCAAAGAAACAATCTGCTTTATTGAAGAAGATAAAATCGACTGCACCTATTAGACCTAAAGATTATACATGCCCTATTTGTAACAGAAACGAAGAAGAAGCAAAGGGACACAATCCTAATAAAAAAGGAGTTTGGTGTGCAGACCACGATCATGCTACTGGAAAATTTAGAGGTTGGCTTTGTCATAAATGTAATTTAGGGTTAGGTAATATGAATGATGATATTAGTAGACTAGAATCTGCTATAAAATACTTAAAGGAGCGAGTATAATGCCTTGGATTGAAAATGTAGCAGCCGCTGATATTCCAACAGGATTCCATCACGACGCCGGCGCTAACAGTATGCTGATCAGTATTGTGGATCCTGCCAGCTGGCGTCCTGAAGCTAAACACCAATTCAAAGAGCGTCATAACTTTGAATTTTTAGATGTAGAAGAAAAAGACGAAGTGTTAGAGGAAGCAATGAAGTGTAGTCACGAGCAGGCCGCAGAGCTTGTTCGACTGCTACAACACGCATTAGAGAACCGTATGAATGTTGTTGTGCATTGTTATGCAGGCGTATGTCGTAGTGGTGCTGTGTGCGAAGTCGGAGTCATGATGGGCTTCAATGACACAGAACGTTTCCGTAGTCCAAACTTGCTAGTCAAGCATCGTATGATGAAGGCTTTGGGTTGGACATATGATGCTGACGAAAAACCAAACATTGATGATTGGCGTACATTTAGGAGTATTGATTAATGTATCTATGTAGAGAAGAAGTTCAAAAGATTCTGGACACTATAGACAAGTTTCCGGAGGCTACTAGTTTTGAGTTAATTCAAGACAACCACAGTGGCATTGGTAGTGTTACTGCGCTTATTGTGCATACCACAATTAACGGACTCCCTGGTGAGTTTAAAACTGAAATATCTGGCGTGGAGAATTGGTAATGTATAAAACTATGTACAAAGAAGTTGAAGTTGATGTTGATCTCAGCGACTTCGACACAGACGACTTAATTGAAGAATTGGAAAGCCGCGGCGCAGGTGTAACCGACTACGGTGATGGCAAAGATATTCTTAATGCTATCTACGAAAAACGTAGACTGGGCAAAGACTATCAACAAGATTTAGATCAATTGATTTGGTTGGGTTTAGGGAAGATTCTATGAGTGGAGGATTGTAATGTCTGTGTGTTATCAACTAGTTGGAGTTCCTGGTGCAGGTAAATCTACTTGGCTAGACAATCAAGACTGGATCAAAGGATTTGTTTCATTTGGTCAAACTGGAATTAATTACTGGACTCCAAAAAGTGACTACGTAATAGTTTCTACAGATTACTTTGTAGAACGATTTGCTCGTCGAATGGGTTCAACCTATTCGGAAGTTTTTGATAAGGTAATGCCTAGAGCTATTCGTTTAATGATGCGTCGAGTTCGAAAAGCGCAGTCTGAAGGTCGCCGCATTATTTGGGATCAAACATCTACAACTTTGGCAAGTCGTAAACGTAAGTTTAATGCCTTGCCAGACTATGAGCATGTTGCTGTAGTGTTTAAGACTCCGGACTGGACAGAATTAGAACGTAGACTAAGCAATCGTCCTAACAAGATCGTTCCATTAGAAGTTGTTAAAAGTATGATTGATAACTTTGAAATGCCGACTGAAGCAGAAGGATTTAAAGAAATCTGGTACGCTGATTAACTGTGGCTTTTTTTTACAACATGCCCTGTCAGTCTATTTGGTTGACAGGGCTTTGTCTTGACTATATAATATATGCATTACTAAAGATAAGAGAGAAAAAAATGACAACTTGGTTGACTAGTGACCTGCATTTTGGACACGCAAACATTATGAACTTTTGTTCACAAGCAAGAGCAAGATTTCATAATGATGTAACGTACATGAACGAAAAAATGATAGAAGAATGGAATGAAACTATTGCTCAAGATGACACCGTTTACATTCTAGGAGATGTTGCATTTCTTCCAGCTGACAAAGCTGTAAAGATTTTGCAACGATTGAATGGCAGAAAAATTTTGATTGAAGGAAATCACGATCGTAAACTGTTAAATGATCCAGTGTTTCGTAGATGTTTTGTAGAAATACATCCGTATTTGTGCATTAACTACGAAAAGACTCGTGTAGTAATGTTTCACTATCCTATTGCAGAATGGGATCAAATGCATAGAGGTGCTGTTCACTTTCATGGTCACTTACACGGTGGCAAGAGTGGATTAGAAGAATATCGTGCAAGAGACATGGGTATGGATGCAACAGGAATGATTGCGGTTACTATGGAGCGAGCCATTGCTGATGCAATGACTGGCAAGGTTAAAGGACACCACACCACTGTTATGTAAGGAGTGATTATGACAATCGTAGAAAGAGCTAGGGTATTTGCAACAGCGGCACATTCAGCTGTAGCTCAACTTCGTAAGTACACAGGTGAACCATACATCGTTCACCCTGCTGAAGTTGTTCGCATTGTTAGTACAGTGACTCACACTGACGCAATGTTAGCGGCGGCTTGGTTACATGATGTTGTAGAAGACACTGGTGTTACTAACGAAGTGATCCGTGCTGAATTCGGAGACGAAGTTGCAGAGTTAGTGGGATGGTTAACTGATGTTAGTCGTCCTGAACAAGGCAATCGAGCTGTGCGCAAGGCTATTGACAGGGCACACTCTGCTATGGCACCGGCAGCGGCGCAAACAGTAAAGTTAGCTGACTTAATCTCTAACACTCGTAGTATTATGGCACACGATGAAAAGTTTGCTAGAACATACTTAGAAGAAAAGAGATTGTTGTTAGAAGTAATGACTAAGGGCGATCCTGTGTTATTAGCTGAAGCTAGAAAGAATATCAGCAAATGACATATCGTCAGTACTATTGGCGAGAGATGATGAGAGCTCTCAAGGCTTTCATCATCTACTCACGGGGATTCATTTTAGGTAAACGTATATGAAAATTAAATTTGATAAAGAAACTATGCCCGACGAATTGTATAATGCACTACTACAGCATTTTGTAAATGAAGCAGTTGGACTAGGAGTAGAAGTAACCAAGCATACTCGATTTGAAGATTGGGTAGTTGAGTGCAACATCAAGGTACCATTACAATGAAGGACGAAAGTCATTTACCAGTAGCAGAACAGAGTCTAGTTTTTCGTTTGCGTAAGCGAGCAGAAATACGTAGGCAAATTAAAGATCGTAAATCAGTGCAAGAAGGTGCCAATGATCGCATTGCGGATCTCTTAGAGGAAGCCGCTAACGAAATTGAAAGACTGCAAAATGAGTGAACTATATCAATATATATTTAGCGACTATGCAGGTACTGGAGAAGGGCGCACCATGTGCGTTCTAATCACACGAGCATATCCAAAAAAAGATGACTACGAAGTACAACCAGATTTTGTTACAGACGAAACAGGTAAAATGGTGTATGTTCCAGGCAAACTAAAGCATAGTCAAAAATTTATTGCGGCTAGAGAATTCAAAGAACGATTTGGAGACTTCTATATTCATTTCGCAGAGAATTTGAGCAAGGAAGACTTCTTAACCAGATCTGGTAGACTTTTACCTGAAATGGTGTTAAAATTAGTTAACAGTGAGGATCAGCCTGGCAATCTTTACTTTGCACAAGAATTCCATTTTAACTTTAGCTGAGGACATATGCGTACACAACCCGAATACATTATTGGTGCTTTAGAAGATCACCCTAGCCGTCTTAATAAAGAAGGTATCCTCGAGTCGGCTATGGAAGAAGGACTAGACGAGTTCTTTGAAGGTGTACGTATGGCCTTGGATCCTCTTGTAACATTTGGCGTTAAGCAAGTACCAGAAGCTACTGTAGACGGGCAAGGACTTACTTGGGCTAATTTTAAAACACTTGCAGATCAACTTAATCGTAGAGAACTAACCGGTCATGCGGCACGTGATGCTATTAAACTATGCATGGACACAGCTACAGCATCACAGTGGAATCGATTCTATCGACGCATCCTTATTAAGGATTTGCGTTGCGGTGTTTCGGAAAAGACTGTAAACAAGGTTGCTAAAAAATTCCCGCAGTACACAATTCCAATCTTTGAATGTCAGCTTGCGCATGACTCAGCTAATCACGAAAAGAAGATGACTGGCAAGAAACAGATTGAAGTTAAACTAGACGGTGTTCGAGTCATTGCTGTAGTTCGTGTTGACGGCAGAGTCGAACTGTTTAGCCGCAATGGTAAAGAGTTTCATAACTTTGGACACATCGCAGACGAAATTTCTAAAGTAGTAAAATTTAATCCGCCAGCTTATGACCTAGTGCTAGACGGCGAAGTAATGAGCGCCAGCTTTCAGGACCTAATGAAGCAGGTTCACCGTAAGGACAATGTTGCCGCAAGCGATGCAGTACTGCATCTGTTTGACATGTGTCCATTAGAGGATTTCCAAAAAGGTGTATGGGAAAAGCCACAGAGTGTCCGCAGTCAAATGGTTCAGGCTTGGGTTTCAAAACATGTGGCTTTTCTGCCACACGTCCAATGCTTAGACTGGGAAACTGTGGACTTAGACACCCCCGACGGACAAAAACGCTTTGTAGACCTGAATAAACGTGCTGTAGACGGTGGTTATGAGGGTGTTATGATCAAGGATGTTGATGCACCCTACGAGTGCAAGCGGAGCCACAGTTGGCTCAAAGCTAAACCATTTATAGAAGTAACATTAAGTATTACAGCCGTAGAAGAAGGAACCGGAAAAAATGAAGGAAGACTTGGGGCTTTTGTATGCAGTGGCGCGGATGATGGGCGTGATATTAGGGTCAATGTTGGCAGTGGCTTTACGGATGATCAAAGATCCAGTTTTTGGACTAGTCGTAATGATCTTCTTAGTGCTTTGGTGGAAGTCCGTGCAGACGCCGTAACACAAAATCAAGACGGTACATATAGCCTTCGCTTTCCTAGGTTCAAAACTTTTAGAGGATTTGAAAAGGATGAAAAGTTATGATAAAAATTGGCAGCAGATGGAAGACAGTTGACAACACATTTATAGTTATTGACGTAATAGAAAAAGAAGGAGACCCATGGGTCTATTATAAAAACATTAAAACACTACAAGAATATAACTGTCGCCAAGAAGCATTCGTAGGACGCTTCGGCGAAATAGTAAATGAAAATTAATACAACACACAGTCAATTAAAAACAATTAAACAAGGTGAGCCGGGCTTTATGCTCACTGACGGACTTGTAGTCGCACCAAGAGCAGGTTTTGAAATAAGTCAAAATTGTCCAGCTGAATATAAAAGTATTTTTATTACAGCAATTAATGCTGGCTGGATTAAACCCATAGCTAATGTCTATGCTCGAGATTTGACTTTCCAAGCATTAAAAGAATCGACGTGACTTGGTTAGGACAACCTACTTATCATATAGTTGGCAATAACATAGAAGAACGGCGTAAAGTTCTTCTATACCAGTTTAGCATGGGCGATGTAGAAGACCCACAGCTATATGCCGCGTTTCCAATAAGTGAATGGCAAAAAACTGAAATTGGTCAGTGGTGTATGAAAAATGCCACAGACATAGAGTGGCACACAAACATAGATCACCATTCATTGGGCTATAATGTAGTAATAACAGGTGTTCTCTCGGGCAAACATTTAACCTACTTTTTACTCAAAAAAGGTTGACTTCTTTTGGATAAGCATATATACTAACGACTTACACAACTGTTAGGAGTAAAGCATGGCAACCAAAGTCGGAATCAAAGTACCAAAAAAGAAAGCTCGGTTGGCGCCCACTGTACGCCAAGGATCCAAAATCAAAGGTCCTAGCTTTGAAGGTTGGGAAACTTGGCCAGGTGAACAGTATCACCGTGCTGTGCGTTCTGCTCGTGACTTTTATTACGACAATTACAAGCCTGCAGATTTGCTACCAGAAGTTCTAGCATGGATGAAAGAAAATGGTTACAAGGCTGACGAAATCAAAAGTGTAAAAGCCGCTGGTGTAAACATTACCGTTTGCATCTACTGCAAACTGCTTCGTAATGGTATGCCTGACTACAATAAAGTACACGACGAGTTTTGGCAAGGCCTTTCTGGAACTATGGGTCCAATTAAACCTGTTACTGATTATATTAAAACTGCCCTTGAACTAGCAATAGTTGGAGGCAAATCGATTGTGGTCCAAGAAGCCAAGGCTGAAAAAGTCAAAGCAAATACCTATACTCCTACTATTCAAGAACGTATTACAGAGCAAGCTCAAAAAGCTGCCGAAGATATCGATAATTGGCTTGAAGGATTTGTTGAAGATCGCAAAAACTTTAATCCAAAAGGTTTTGATTTTAAGGCTCACTTTAGTAAAATGGGCGTGACACAAGCACACGCTCGCAAATTGGTTGGCTTTTATCAAAAGGAATTGGAAGAGTTTCGTTCGCTCCAAAACTTACCCACAGCGGCACAACTCAAAAAAATGGATGCTAGAGAAGCAGATCATGTAGAGCAACTAAAAGAAGCCTACAGTCACCTTGCTAAGAAGGATGTCTCTAACTACATTGCGGCTCTAGAAACGCTTGTAGACGCTTGTACGCTTATCGTAGACACCAGCAAAGCTACACGCAAACCTCGTACAGCAAAGCCTAAGTCGGCTGATAAATTGGTTGCTAAACTCAAATATATGAAAGTGGATCAAAAGTACAGTTTGGCATCCATTAACCCTACAGATATTGTGGGTGCAAATGAACTTTGGGTGTTCAATGTAAAGACTCGCAAGTTGGGCAAATATATTGCGTCTAGCATTGATCCAACTGGTATGGGCAGAAATGGGAGTGGACTTACAGTCAAAGGTACTACTGTTGAAGGATTTGATCCAGTAAAGAGTATCCAAAAAACTTTGCGTAAACCAGAAGAACAAATCAAAGCATTTAAAGCTGCCGGTAAGGTTGTATTGCGTAAGTTTTTAGAAGACATCAATACTACAGATACGATCATGAACGGACGTATTAATAGTGATACTATACTACTTAAAGTAGCATAAACCCGCTCATACATGTATCTTGATAAATACATGTATGAGCACAAACAATCCTAACATTCACGATATACTAAAGAGTCTCGGCGATGCTATCGACGGGATTTCTAAACGCGAAGTCCAAAAGACTAAAATTTTCGATAGAGAATTAAGCGGCGACAAAATTAACGGTGGTATGATTACCAACTTTGCAAGTGTCGGTATTAAAGATACTGCTACAAAGGCAATTTTACGAGTAGCAGATGACGGTATTCGAGTTGATGTAGTTCATACAAATGTTGTTGCTTGTCCGTTAACTGTTAAAGGAAACTTAACAGTTGAGGGCGAAATACATGCCCGTAAACTACACGTTGACGAAGTATCAGCGGACATAAGATATGAAAGAACAAGTCCGCTAGAATTTAAAGGCGAAGACGGTTCATTAGCATATGGTAAGGGACTTATTTGGACAGGTGGTAGTTACACTAAACAATTTGTTCTACAGCCAAAGCCGGATCGATTTTTTAGCTCAGAATCTATTGACCTGTTCAAAGACAAATACTACTCTATATCAGGTCTACCAGTGTTAACACAAACTGAGCTAGGCACTAGTGTTGTTAAAAGTAATCTAAAACAAATAGGTACATTAGACGAGCTTCGTGTTGCAGGCAACGTGGTAGTGGACGAATTTTTATTCTGGGATGCTGACACACAACGTTTAGGTTTAGGAACAGATGCACCTAACGGTGCTATTAGTATTATGAGTTGGGATCACGAATTTGTAATTGATCCTACTGAAGATAAGAAATTTAAAATAGGCACATGGACTACAACTGCACTAGAAATTATCACAGACGATTCTACTAGGATTGATATTGCACACAATGGTGTTGTAACTTTTTACGAAAAAGTTGTGTTAAAGCATAAGCTAGGTGTAGGTGTTAAGAACTTTGCTGAGGATGCTGATATCACTACAGCAGGTCCTGTGCGATTCCAAGATAAAAAGTTTGAAGTAGGTACAGAGATTCCTACAGCAGGTACTTACAAAAAAGGTGATATAGTATGGGACGCAAATCCTCAAGCTGGAGGGTATACTGGTTGGATCTGTATACGTGAAGGCACGCCAGGTGTGTGGAAACCATTTGGTCAAATTTCTGTTTAATCAAACAATTTTATGTGGGTCTTTGGCAACGGCGAAAGTCGTAAACATATTGATCTAGATCGTCTTAAAGGTTATAAGATAGGGTGTAACGCTATAATGCGTGACCATGAAGTAGACTATCTAGTATGTGTTGACAGACGTATGGTCAACGAAGCAATTAAAGATAATATAAACGAGACTACATTAGTTTATACTAGAAAAGACTGGTATGGCGATTATCGACATTTAAAAAATGTTAGAGAAGTTCCAGATATTCCATACGAGTCTGTGATACGAGCCGATGAGCCGTTTCAATGGGGCAGTGGCCCTTATGCTGTGTTACTTGCGGCAAAATTATCTAAAGAACGTTCTGTTAGTCTAGTAGGCTTTGATTTATACAGTGACAATAAACTTGTAAATAATTTATACAAAGACACACAGGGCTATGATGAAGCATCAAAGTCCGCAGTCGATCCACGCTATTGGATACACCAAATAGGCAAAGTTTTTGAACATTTTTCAAAAGTAAATTTTACAGTCTATCGTCCGCTTAATTGGGAGACTCCCAAAGCCTGGATTAAATCTAACGTTGAGGTTGACAAGATAAGTAACATATACTATAATACATAGTATACTATACAGTGGTCTTTTAATGACGTTCACCCCACTTTAAATACTCTGCATGTCATCAAACTTGCTACCTACAAAAAGGAGACTAGAGATGGCAAAATATCTTTCAACAAAAACTTATGGCAATGACAGAGGTCTGTCATGTTGCTTTAGACAATGGCGTAGTACACATTCACACTGTTCGTTACTACACGGATACTCAATTGGTATCAAATTAATCTTTGAATCAAAAACACTAGATGATCGCAACTGGGTTATGGACTTTGGTGGACTCAAAGCATTCAAAGAGTGGAGTGAATGGCAATTTGATCACACTACTGTTATGGCTTTAGATGATCCTCATCTCCCAAAGTTTAAGGAACTTGCTAAGTTGGGTAAACAAGCTGAAGGCGGTGTATTGGATTTGCGTCTAGTAGAAGCTGTTGGATGCGAAAAATTTGCTGAACTGGCATATCGCACAATGAATGAAATACTAGAAGCATACAAAGAAGGTCGTGCTTGGACTCATCCAGACGGAAGAGTATTTGAAGCACGGTATCCTGTTGGTGCTGGTGTTCGTCTACGTTCAGTTGAAGTGTTTGAACACGCTGGTAACTCTGCTACTTATGAGGGTTAAAATTGCCAAAGATTGACAAAGGTCAATATACTAAAGAAGAATGGCGTAAGATAAAAGAACAGAGGCATTTAGAAAAACAAAAGCCTCAAGAAATTATTACGCCTAATTTAGTTACCCATGAAGATAGTCTAAAAAATTATCTTCTTTGTTTAAAACACGGCACAAAATACGGTCCAGAATATGTAAACAAACTCTACAACATGGTTAAGAGAAACTGTAGTTTAGACTACGAGTTTGTTTGTTTAACAGATAACGCTAATGGACTAGATCCAAGAATAAAAACAATACCTTTGCCCGCCAACTTACAAGGATGGTGGTGTAAACCTTATATGTACAGTAAAGAGTTGCCTATTAATGGCACAATACTTTACATGGATTTAGATGTAGTAATAGCAAGTAATATAGATAAACTTTTTACCTACCAACCTAATCACTGGTGTACTATTAGAGATTTTACCAGAGCTATGCGCCCAAGTTGGAAAAAATATAATAGCAGTGTAGTTCGATTTAAAACTGGCCAGCTAGATTATGTCTGGACAGGATTCCGAGAAAATCAACACGATATTCAAAGAAGACTACATGGCGATCAAGATTGGTTATTTGAAGCTACACAAAAAAATCAAGCAATGCTGTATCCGGACAGTTGGATACTAAGTTGGAAATGGGAAGTTAGACGTACTAAAGAATTTGATTATGGCAGCACTAAAGGAAATCGAAAATTTAAACAGATAGAAGATGTAAAACCAAGGATTGAATGTTGTGTAACAGTATTTCACGGAGACCCAAATCCTCATAATTGTGAAGACCCTTGGGTGGTTGACAACTGGCGCTAAATCTAGTATAATAACTTATGAAAAAACGTATCGGCTTTGCTTGCAAATATATGTACCCTGATCGAACTCAAAAGAAAAAACTTTTGGAAGAAATTCAGAGACCACTAAATACTCGGTCAACTACTGTACAATGGTTGAACAGACAAACTAAGGCTGTAGCAGAACAGCGGCTTTGGGAAATTATGGAGCACAATATTGCTTCGTATAGGAGACTTATAGAATATGTTGGACGTTTGCCGCAAGATCTTAGAATGGTTAGACTGGGTAGCGATTGCCTTCCTGTGTACACTGAGCCGACTTGGGGGTACTATTGGAAGTTACCAGACGTTAGAGCATATTGTGAAAGAGAGTTTGCCTTGGTGGGCGAAACGGCTCGTAGGCTTGATGTGCGTGTGTCTATGCATCCTGGCCAGTTTACTGTGTTGGCATCTGAGTCAGATGACATTGTTAATCGATCAATAGAGGAGTTTGAATATCATGCAGATATGGCCCGTTGGATGGGGTTCGGCAAACAATTTCAGGACTTTAAAATCAATGTCCACATCGCGGGTCGCAGAGGTCCAGCCGGTATTATCAGCGCACTTGGGCGTCTCTCACCAGAGGCGCGAAACTGTATTACTATCGAAAACGACGAAATGTCTTGGGGAATCGACGCCTCTCTCGAACTATCAAAGCATCTCGCTTTGGTGCTAGACATACATCATCATTGGATTAATTCTGGAGAATATATTGAAGCTACTGACGACCGTTTTAAAAGGATTATTGATAGCTGGCGTGGTGTTCGGCCTGTTATACATTATAGTGTTTCACGGGAAGACTGCCTTATTGGCCATTCCAAACACCAGCGCCCCGATCTTTGGACGCTACTAGAAAACGGATACAAGAAAGCTAAACTTAGAGCACACAGCGATTACATGTGGAATGACGCTGTAAATGATTGGGCTCTTACATTCCGTGAATATGCAGATATTATGGTTGAATCTAAATGTAAGAATTTAGCAACATTGGACTTATATAACTATGCCAATACCAATGCAAGTATTAAGAATGAGTACGGATTCTTGGATGTTCAACAAGCGCAGGATAGGGCATCAGCAGAAACTGTGCTTATTGCCTAGGCGCTGTTATCTAAGTAATAAGTTTTTGTGGCTTAAACGCTGTGAAGTAATTACTAGTATGATAACTGGCCCTGGTGAATCTATTTTTGAAACGTATTGGTGTGACCCTAAAGAATTTCTACTCAACGAATTGAAACGGTAAATACAATATGAACTACTTAACCAAAATGTACGGTCGCACATCAAGCGTAGTACCTAAAACTTCAGACAAAAATCCTAACCGAGTTGCCGGCGGGCTTCGTGGTCAAGGTGTAGACACATTTACTATGCTAGGAGAAGATGGTATAGAAAAGCGTATTCCTACTCATGCTTATGTGCAGAGTCTGGAAGAGCAGATAAGAAAACAGCGAGCAGCCATCGATGTATTAGATCGAAAGCTAGCTCGCCAAGATAGTGCAATTCAAACTATAGAAAGTTTGTTGCGCTCGCGTAATTAAGCACTAGTTTTCGGCTTACGGCCACGTGTTGAAGCAGTCTTAGTGGCTGCTTTTTTAACGGTTGCCTTTGCTTTGGTTGCAGTCTTCTTAACGGCTGCTTTTGCTTTAGTCGCTACAACTTTTACATCAGCTACATCAACTTTACCGTCTTTGTTAGCATCTGCAACTTCTGCAACAGCTTCAACAGTCTTTTCAACTGCGGCTTTCGCATCAGCTAAATCAACTTTTCCGTCTTGATTGACATCAATACCAGTTTTACGATTTGCGTACCAAATCGCTGTACCAGCTACTACAACTATAATTGCAATTATAATTTCCATGTTAAAATACCTCCTTAAGGTCTTTTATTTAACTAAATACAAATAACTGGAGATTAAATTATGGCAGGACTATACAGCGGAAGTTTAAAATTGGATCGTGTAACAGGAATTAGACACGACAAAGGTCAATACATGACTTACGTTCCTGTTAAGAAAGATACTACTAAACTTCAAGAATCACCTAAAGGTATGAAAATAACCCCTAACGTCACTAGTGACGGACTTAAAAAATCATAACTTACTAATATCTAAACTAGAGCTAGCAGGTAAATCCCATACCTGCTTTTTTTGTACTCCGCGTTTCTGAGCAAATCTTTTAGCATCACATTTTGAGCAAACATGGAAATAGTTGTTGCTCAACCTCTTTGGATCCATACTTCCTTTTTCTCTTGAAAATTCCGTATCACAACTATCGCACCGAAATAGAGCATAAGTTCGTTCCCTGTCATACAGATGCTCAACACCCAGTTTACTTTTACGAGTGTGTTGTGTTTTTTCAATTCTAGTGCCAATGAACATATACTATTTACATTAAGATTATAAAATTTTACGATAAATAATTGAGCAGGAAAGAAATCCTGCTACATCTAATATCGGAGTAAAGTATGGCAAGAAAAGAGATTAACATTGGCGTAGAAGGCAATGACGGCACAGGTGATAGTATCCGTGAGTCGTTTAGAAAGACCAACGAAAACTTTAATGAACTATATGCTATTTTTGGAGCAGGCGGTACTATTAGATTTACTACGCTAAGTGATACTCCTGACGGCTATGAACCTAATACTGTATTATTTGTTGATTCAAACGCTGACGGAATTAAATTTAGAGCCTTAGCTTCTAATTCAGCTGCTGATCCTACTGCCGACGATAGTATTTTAATTAGCTATGATACTCCTAATAAAATTGTACTGTCAACATCTTTCAGAGCATTATCACAAGATTTATCACCGCAATTAGGCGGTCCTTTAGATGGAAGAAATAAAGCTATTGCTCGTATAGCAATATCACAAGAAGCAGTTGACGAGTTTAACGCAGAACAACCTAATCCTCAAATAACCATTGACGATCTAGTTATTACCAAAGGTTACGCTGATAATAGATATATTGCGGGTGCCTTACCAATTAGAATTCCAGACGAGCCTGCTAATGCAAGTGATTATACGTTGGTTATTGAATCTTATTCAAATGGTAATATTGTAGTTACTGGTCACGGATTTGACAATACCATTAACGGAACTCCTTACAAATTTCGAGCAGAAGATACTGATCCATCCGGAATAGTAACTGATACAACTTATTATTTACGGTATGCTACAGCAAATCAATTAAGTGTACATGCTACCAGAGCCGATGCTACTGTTCTAAGTCAGTCCGATGCCAATACAAATAAGATATTCATTACGGGTACTATTGGTGTAGATGATGAGCATATTTTTGTTGATGCTGCATACGACTCAAACTTACAAGGATTTTATCTAGCTAATCAAGCAATACCTAGAAAATCAGTAGTTCGCCGTCAGGGTGATAAGATGACTGGACCGTTGATACTGCATGACAGCCCAGGCGAACTTGCAGGGCTAGCCAGCAGCGATGAAGATTTACAAGCAGCAACTAAATTTTATGTTGACAATACCAGTTATGCTAGTATCAGTAACTTATATGTAACTACGCAGGGCGACGATAGAATGACAGGAGTGCCAGCTGGTAAAGCAGGAACTTCTTGGAGTTATGCGTATAGAACTATTAACGCAGCAGCTCGGCGAGCTGAAGAAATTATTCAAGCATCTGAAGCTGAACCCGGTCCGTACATGCAGACTATTACTCGAGACGGCGGCACAACACCAGCTGAAGTACTTGAAGCTGCCATTGTTACTCCTGTGTTTAATCAAGCAAGGTATTTGATCGAACAAAATAGAGCGTTTGTTGTTAGTGAAGTTACAGGTTACTTACAATTTAAATATCCTAATTTTGATTATAATATTGAAACTTGCGAACGTGATCTAGGTTTGATTTTAGATTCTATTGCATTTGATATTAATAGAGGACCCGCAGTTGATGCTACAGCTAACTACCTAACAAGATTGGCTGCTGAAAGATATTATGCTAATGCAAGTGCTATTGTAGCAATTACAAGACAATTAACAGAAACTGTTGATGCTATTAATACTGCAAGAGATATGATTGCAGCAGTTCTGTTAAATCGTCCATATTTACAAAGACCAATATCAAATATTACACAAGCAGCTATAGCAAGAGTTACTACTAGCGTTTCACATAATCTAGTAAGCGGTAATCAGGTGATTATTAAAAATGTATCTGGTATGACACAGGTCAACGAGAACGTTTATTATGTAAGAGTAGTAAGCCCAAATCAATTTGAGTTATTCACTGATCGAACACTATTAACCGCAGTAAATTCATTATCTTTTACAGCATATAGTTCGGGCGGTATAATTGGTATTAGATATCAAGACGACGAAGGTCAATTTTTTGATATTGGTAATGATGCTGACGCAACATCAAGAACTGCTATCAGTGATAAGTTTAATTTAGTTACCAACATTATCCAGAACGGTATTAATGCTGGTGCATTAGTAGTATATGGTAGTACATACAAAGTTGTTGTTAATAACGGCGGTCTTAGTGCAATTGACCAAGGTGTAGGCAATAACGTAGACTTATTACCAGGAAAAATACTAGTTGGTAAAATATCAGGCGCACAAGGACGTATTGTTAGCTTAACAACTAATGATCCAGCCGAAGGCGGCCAAGATAAAATTCTTGTGCATTTAATAAAGCCTATTGATTTTATACCAGGTGAAGATCTAGAGTTTGATAATTTTGTTAAACGCAAACAGATTACGATTTTTATTGAATCAGGTATTTATGAAGAAGACTACCCTATTAAAGTTGCTGCCAACGTTTCAGTTGTGGGTGATGAATTTCGTCGCGTAATTATAAGACCAAATCGTCGAGTATCTCAATCACCTTGGGCAAGTACTTACTTCTACAGAGATTTAGAATTTGATGGTATACCGCTGGTTACAGGAGGTAATAGATTCTATAACCAAGTAGGCGAAATACAAGGTAGATTTGGATATCATTACTTAGAAAATCCAACCAAAGTTAAAAACACAGGCACGTCTGTTGTAAACCCAGGAAAATTTTCAACAGCCTCAAACATTCTTCAAGAAAATAAAAAGTTTATACAAGAAGAAGTAATTGCGTATATCAATCAAAACTTCCAAGATTTGCTCTACGACAAAATTCAGTTTGCTAGCGACTTTGGAGAAATACTTGACGGCATTACCTATGACATAGTATTAGGTACAAATTACAATCAAGTACTAGAAGGATTAAAATTTTCTCGTGCAGGCAGTATATACAGAGATTCATATCTAAGAGAACTTTGGGTAGATGCATTAATTAGAGCTAGAAATCTTGTTTCAGCATTACCAGCAGTTATTAGTAGTGCAACTGCAACTACTAGATCAAACACAGCGTTTAATGAAATAATTGATATTATTCAAAACGGTGTTGTTAGTACTGAGACTGCGGCAAATGCATTAACATTTAGTCCTATTGACAGTACCTTACAAGATCAAATTGATGCAAAGAATCAATTGCAGGCAAATAGAAACTTCATTGCTGCTGAGATTACTGCATACATAGCTGTAAACTTTCCTAGGTTAGAATACAATTCAACTAAGTGTGCAAGGGATGTTAAGTATATAGTTGATGCATTAAGCTATGATGTGATGTATGGAGGTAACTTTGCTACTAGACAATCTGCAATTAGTTACTTTGTTAATGCAGTAAGTCAGTTAGGATTAAATCAAAGATCTTTTACTGTTGATGCGTACGAGCATTTGTCAGGAGTAGTAGCAGACATAGTTCGTGGTATTGCTATAGTACCAACTTCAGGAAATGTATTGTCACAGACTGGCGTAGGATCTAACCCAGCTAGTACAACAGAATCAACAATAGTAACTAATTTAGTTAATATTATTAAAAATCAAATTAATAATAATAATTTGCTAACATTGCCTAGCGCCGTGTATCCTTCATTAACAAGTGCAAACGTAACCTTACTTGATGTAAAAACTGCAATCAACGGCAGTACTAATACTATTGTTTCTGATGTAATCAGTACACTTGATGGTATTGCTGTATACTCATACAATCAGGCAAAGTGTCGTCGAGACGTTGGATTAATCGTTAATGCACTAGCAGATGATTTAAAGCTAGGCGGTGATGAGTTTTCTACAGAAGTACAAGGAGAATATTTTAGAAGCTATATTCAAAAGTATAATAACGACGGATTTGGTGGACAAGAAAATGTTACCAAAGGCGCTATTAGATATATTTCAGAAATTGCTGCTAGACTATTTGACGGTGCATACGATGCCGGCGCTATCCAACAAAATCCTCTAGCTGTTAATTATGTTGCTCCTGACTTTGAATATGGAGTAGCAGAAAATGATACAGATAATATAATAAGCAATTTAATTGAAAAGATTGTTTTTGTTTTTGATCCTAGATATAATCCTCCAAAACGAAATGACGAAGTAGATGTGTTTTTAATGAACGATGCTACAATTTTACGTAACATGACAGTTCAGGGGCACGGCGGATTTATGTGTACTCTTGATCCAGACGGTCAAATATTAACTAAGTCACCTTACATACAGACAGGATCTTCATTCTCACAAACATTAAATCGCAAACGTTTTGCTGGCGGTATGTTTGTTGATGCATATGTAGGTAACTTACCAGCTGAGATAACTGGAAAAATTAATGCGTTTACTCTTACAATTCGCAGCGAAGAAACTCAAGGTCTAAGAATTCGACCACCCCAGTTACCATGTCCATTCTACATAGAAGGCAGACGCTATCAAGTTAATGCAATTTCTGATTATGACCAAGCACAAGGTACTGCAACTATCTATCTAGATGCTACATCTAACGCAGGTGTTGGATATCTAGAAAGTCAATTTGAAGAAGACACTGGACAAGTAGAACGTCCGTTATATTTACAAACTGCTGGTAATCGTTCGATGCTGGGCAATGACTTTACACAGATTAATGACCTTGGTTACGGCTTAGTAACTAACAATGGCGCATTCTCTGAAATGGTGTCAATGTTTACCTATTATTGTCAAGCAGCCTACTATGCTAAGAACGGATCAGAAATTCGTTCACTAAACGGTTCTAACGGTTATGGTAACTTTGGTCTTGTGTCAGAAGGCGCAGATCCTAACGAAATTCCTGATCAGGTTACATTAGAATTTCCTATGACTGCTCCAGCTAGAACGCTTCGATTCCCTCAAGGAGTTGACAATCTCGGTGCACCTACTAATTTTACAAACGTAGAAGCAGCAAATAGCATAGTAGTAACAGATGTACCATATGCTCCACTAACTGGTTCTGTGGTTACAATTAATCACGGCGGTACAGTAGGAACCTTACAGTATAACGTTTCTGTTGTTAGGTATTTAGGAGACGGTAATCAATCTGGAGACGTAGTTCTAACAGGTATACAATCTGTTAGTTCTGTAGCTGGTAATGCTTCTAGAACTCCTGGAACATATACTGGCAAAGTAGGTACTGGTGGTACACCTACTGTACAAGCAACATATACTATAGTAATAGTGCCTGGCGGAGCAACTACAGTAACCGTTGAAGGCTGTGGTGAAGGATATGCTATTGGTAATACTATTACTATTGCTAATACACAGTTTGGAGGTACAGGAACTGCAATTACATTTACGGTTGCATCAATTTACGGCAACGACGGTGTAACAGCATTACCTGCTAGTGTATATAATAATAAGGTATATAGATTACAAATAAGCGGACAACCTAACGGTACTAACGGAGATTTCTACTCAGCAATTAAGGCTGATGTAGCCAACGGAGTACTAGTTGAATATCGTAACGGCGGAACTCATATATTTGACAGCGTTAAGGATACTTCAAGATTAGTTACTAGACCAAGTACAGCTATTAACTTTGACGAGAGTGACAATGTTACTTACAGAAGTATTGGTTTCAGTGCATTTAATTCACTAGGTTTACCTTTAGACAGTAATTCTATTCAGACAACTTTTGAAGTTAGTTACGATCATATTGAGTTGTACGTTGAAGCAGCGAACGTTACCAGTACAACTGGTGGAACTATTGGTAATACACAAATTAAAATTAATCCAGATAAAGAAGGATTCGGATTACTTGCAGATGAACTTGCAAGAATTACTAGAGACGTTGCTGGTAGATTGCCTGGAGCTCCAGGCTATAGTGGTGGTATGGTGTTTACATGGGCAGGTAGAACACATCAAATTATAAATTATACCCCAGTTGATACAGACGAAGCTATACTTACTATAAGCAGTACAAACATACATAATCTTGCAGGCGCAGGCACAGGCATTGCTGAAGCGTTTACTACCGATAAAGTATTACGTGCTGGTTTGCCTGTAGGCAGTACTGCTGAGATAACTATTGCTATTTCATTGTGCCGCGCTACAGGTCACGATTTTACACAAATTGGTACTGGTGGATTTAATACATCTAACTATCCTAATGTAATTTTAGGTGATCCATTAGGCTCTCTTGCACCTGCTTATGTAGATTCTCCTAATGCCACATCAGGACAAGTTTACGAAAAACGAAAAGGTCGTGTATTTTGGATGAGTACTGACCAATTTGGATTCTTCCGAGTTGGTAAGTTCTTTGAAGTTGATCAAGGCCAGGGTAGTATTAAGTTCTCAGGTGACATTGGTATTACTGGTGCAACAGCATTAGGATTTAAGAAAGGTGTTACTATTGATGAATTCTCCATTGACGATACAATGGCAGATGAGTCAGATACAAAAGTACCTGTTGAAAAGGCTATCGTTAGTTACATTAACAGACGATTAGGCAGAGATAGAAATGACACTAACATATCTAACAAAATTGGTCCAGGATTCTTACCGCTAAGTGGTACCGCAGAAATGCAAGGAAACTTGCTGATGGGTAACCAAAAAATTACTAACTTAGGTGATCCAGGAGTTGATCCTACCGCGGCTGTTAATAAAGCCTACGTTGACGATGCGGTATCTAGTTTTGATACCTTAGAAGATCAACGAAACATTAGCTTCAACAGAATTGAATCTGGTGATATTTTAGTTGGTACTGGTTTGAAAAAGATATTTGTAACACCTCCAAGCGGTGGTGTTTTTGTTGCTGGTGATACTATTACAGATATTTCTGCAAGTAAATCTGGAACAGTAGTTGATGTACAAGAAGTTACAGACGAAATTTTAGGTTCTGCGCCAGGGTACGATCTAACTATAATTACATACCTACCAGTAACTAATTCTTTTAACCTAGGTGAAGACGTTGTTAAGGGTGCTATTTCAGCTAACATAGTAGACGGTCCTATTGATGAAGTTGCTAATGCAAGAGAATCAACCAACAGCGTTATTAATATAACTGTATCAAGAACAGCGGCAGTATATCAAGACGGTTTAACTGTTCCAATCGCACAACTTAATCTTCAAATAGAAAATGATTCAATAGTTAATGCTGACATTAATGCTAATGCAAGTATTCAGCAAAGTAAACTATTAATGGAAAGAGCAAGACCATTATCAGCTAGTACTGGTTTATATGGTGTGAACAATGCAGTTGGACAAACTGACAGAGGTTTATCAGCATACGATGCTAAAAACTTTACAGAAGAGCTGCAAGTAACATTGGCAAATTCTGTCTCTGCTAATGCTGGAGATATATTATACCAAGGAACTTCAAAAGGTGTAGTAGTAAACACGATTGTTAATAACACTACTGTAATAATTAAAACTTCGGACACTTGGGCTACTAGTCCAACTGTATTAACCAAAGCAATATTCACTAACGGTATAGAACAAACTCCTACTACATTAACTGGGGTCAATGTAACAGCCGTTAATCGTAGTGCATATATAGGTTTAAAAGAAAGAAGTATTGGACTTGATAAACACGAACCAATTTCAACTGATACTGTATTGGGAAGATTTACTCCTGGAACAGGAGCAGTTGAACTAGTACCATTTGATACCATTGTTGATCAAGGCTTCGCTGTTCAGGATAAAGATTTTACAAACAGTGAAATTACTCAACTAACAGGTCAGCGACTTGTGTTTACTAGTGAACTAAGCGTAGCAGATGGCGCTTCTGTAACACAAGCAGGTAGCGGTGCAACTGGTACTGTACAAGGACAAACATTTAGTGAAACATCATTTATTGTTGTAAACATTACTGGTGCGTTCAACAACAGTGGCATTGTAACTGTTGGCGGAGTAGCAGTAGGAATTCCTACTCCGGCATCAATAAGTCTTGCTGGTAAAGCAATGGTACAGATAGCCGACGGCATTTATGGAACTACTAGTATATCAACAGGTTCATCTAACAATAGTATTGTAAGAAGAACTGGTGATGGTAAAATACAAGCTGAAGCATTTATTATTGGCGGTACGCCAAGTCAAGAAATACTAAGTCAAAGTGGCGGTGTATTATCATTTAAAACTCCTGTGCAAGGCGTTATATTAACAGCCGCAGGCGGTAGTGGCGGTGGAAGTCCTACATATCCAGTTGTTCAAATGCCGGGTTCATTAAACGTTGGAGTTGAACTGTTTAGTGGATTAGTTAACACCACACAAGGAACTGCACAATCTAACATTGCTGGACTAACTGGAAAAGGCTTTGTAAGTGCTCCGTGGATGTACAGTAACTTTATCCAAGCATTAGATAATAAAGGAACAGCAAACACTACAGGCATTTCTCTTGGTGCTACATCTGGATTTACAAGTTCTGCACTCAGCACACTAGTATTGGTTGCAAACGGTTCAGAAGCTATCAAAGTTAACAGTACAGAGTCTCAGTTCTTTGGTAATGTAAAAGTTTCCAGTGGAGGCCTAGATAGATTTGTTATTACAGCATCTAGTGGAAACACTGCTGTTGGAGGCACTCTAGGTGTTGGTGGAAACTTTGCAGTAGCTACTACTAAATTTACTGTAGCAAGTGCTAGTGGTGATACAGCAATTGCAGGTAATCTAAGTGTTACAGGCACCTTGGGTATAACTAGTAACACAACATTAACAGGAAATCTAACTGTTAATGGTAACACTATTATTGGTGATGCTAATACTGATACTGTGACTTTTACTGCTAGGGCTGCAAGTGATCTTGTACCAAGTACTAATAATGCAAACAATCTAGGAAGCGGTTTATTAAAATGGAATACTGTATATGCTACTACATTTGACGGTACTGCATTAACTGCTCGTTATGCTGACTTAGCTGAAAACTATCAAGCAGATGCTGCATACGAACCAGGCACTGTGCTGATATTTGGCGGTGATGCTGAAGTTACTATAACTACCATTAAAGACGATCATAGAGTAGCAGGTATTGTTTCTACAAATCCAGCATATCTAATGAACAGCAATCTACAAGGAGCCAATGTTGTTTCAGTGGCACTGCAAGGCCGAGTACCATGCAAAGTGTTAGGTAAGGTAAGAAAAGGTGACTTGTTAGTTTCTAGTGCAATTCCTGGATATGCTATGGTTGGACAGACACCAGCAGTTGGTACTGTAATAGGTAAGGCTCTTGAAAATAAAGACAGTGAAGGTAAAGGTATTATTGAAGCTGTAGTAGGAAGAGTATAATGACCGATAAATATAATGTAACAGGACAAAAAAATGGCTAATAAGTTTCCCTTAATATTTGACACCACTGACGGCAACAAGATTAAAGAGTTACCCAGCGGTGATAATTTAAATCTTCAAGGCAGTAGTATTGTTGACGTTGTTAATGTTAATGCTTCGGGCACTTTGCAAGCAAATACTTTGTCAGTGCAGTCTATAAGCGTAGGTGGAAGCAATCTCGCTAGTGTAGCGTTATCTGGAAATTATAATTCACTAATTAATAAACCTAATATTTTTAGTGGTGACTATAACGATCTTAATAATCGTCCAGTAATTTTCTCTGGCAGTTATATTGATTTAACTAACAAGCCTGTAATACCTACCGCAGTGTCACAACTAACTAACGATGCAGGATATGTTACAAGTGTTACAGCTACCGTTCCTGCTTCAAATGTAGTTGGACTAGCTGATGTAGCTGTTACAAATGATTATAATGATTTAGATAACTTACCAGATGTAATTCTTAGAAGCGAATTTACAAGCGGTGCATTAACTATTGATGTTACTAACACTGGTAATTTGACAGGTAGTGTGTTTTCAGATTCGAATGTTTTATTAGTGGATCACATAAATTCTATCATTCCAGCTAGTGTGCTATCTGGGACTGCCGGCATAGATATTAACAGTGTTGGAAATAGTGCATTTAATCAAATGAGTGCAGTAAGACTTTCAGTGGCACTTGCAACATTCGAAGATATTAAACTAGAAGGAAACTTAACAGCTGACGATTCTAGTTTAATTATAGACGGAACTACTAAACGAATTTTTGGTAGTTTCAACGGCCCGTTAGATGGTAATATTAATAGAGCAGGTTCAGAATTATTAGTAACTGCTGTAGGAGGCATTACATTATCCCCAGCGGGAGTATTAAACGTACCCAATGCTACGGATATCTCATTGAGTGGTACTGGTGATATGCAACTATCAGGTTCTACCGAAATTGGTATTCAAAGTAGTGCTGGGCCAGTTCAAGTTACTTCATTTACTGAAACTGACATATCATCAACTAGTTCATTTGTTCGATTAAAAGCGCAAACTAATTTGACGCTAGAAGGTAATACAATAATTTTTAAACCTTTGAAAGCAAAGCCTACAACAAGGTTTGGGGCGGTTGGCGACACAGCAGGAGAAATTCGCATAGACAGTAGTACTGGATTTACATACATTTATTATTGTGTTAAAGATTACACTGATGGAATTGATGGTATTTGGACAAGAACAATTATGGATACTTTCTGGCCATGATAAGGAATTTAAAATGACTATAAATTATATTGATGTAGGTATTGTTGCTAACGATGGCACCGGTGATGATCTCCGTGAGGCATTTATAAAAGTTAACGATAACTTTCAAGAACTAGATTTAAGAATTGTTGAAGAAACTGTTATAGACAATGCAGGAGTTTTAGGTGTAGGTATATATGCTGGAAAAATTGATGGAGAAAATATATTTAAACGTCTCCTGGCTGGCTCTAATATAAACTTAAATCAAAACGCTAACACTATTACAATCAATGCTAATGACAGCTTAGACCAATTAATTGTTGTATCAGACAGTGGTACTGTTACGATTTCAAGAGGACAAACACTATCAATACAAGGTGGCCAAGGAATTAACACTAGAGTTAATGGTCAGCAGCTGATAGTTGACCTAGACAATAATGGAATTCTAGTTAAAGATTTAACTCCTACCCTAGCTGGTAACTTAAATGCTAACAACAAGAACATACAGAATGCCAACACAATTTCTGCAACTACATTCAGCGGAGAATTACAAGGCAACGTATACGGATTTGATGTTCGAGATTTTGGTCCTTACTTAACTGGTTTTGACTTTGGTGAATTTAGAGCAGTTTATACTAATTCGCTTCAATTTATTATGCGTAAAGTAGACGTTGACTTTGGTCCTTTTGACCCACCTAGCGGAGATACTGTAGACCTGGGTGGTTTTTGAATCCGTTGTTTCCGATAAATACGCTATATAGGATATAAAATATGGCAGACTTGTGGACGCAACCGTCTAATACTAAATTAGCTACGCTAGAAGAAAATGTTACAACAAGCATAAATTTGCCGTTGGTTAATCCTTCATCTACGGTTTCTCTTATCAGTGGAAAATTGCCTGGTGGGATACGAATCCAAGGTTCTCAAATAGTAGGTACTCCTTACGAAGTGCCGCGTGTTACAGATTACAGATTTGTCCTAAGAGCTAGCTATAACAATGTAACTAGAGATAGAACATTTGTAATTACTGTAGGTGATGCTGATGCACCTGTATGGCAAACAACTCCTGGATTATTACCAGTAGGTAATAACAATACATTTTATATTTTAGACAATTCACCAGTTGATTTTCAATTAGTGGCAACTGACGTTGATTTACCTATTGGTGAAAGTTTAGATTTTTATATAGCGTCCGGAGACGGACAATTACCGCCTGGTATACAATTAACCAGAGACGGCAGATTAGTAGGAGTAGTTGATCCTATTCTTGCTATTGAAAGAACACTGCTTTATAATGCAGGCTCGTATGATACAGCGCCGTACGATTTTACTTCTGCAGGATATGATTTTGGCTTAAGATCATCTAATGGTTTTGATAGTTTTTTCTACGATACTGACATTTATGATTTTAACTATCCAGAACGAACACCTAAAAAATTAAATAGATATTATCAATTTACTGTAAGTGTATCTGACGGAGATATTATATCTCGACGAACATTTAGAATTTATGTAGTAGGCGATGACTTTTTACGTGCTGACAACACTATTATGCAGGTTGGTACAGGTACGTTTACTGCTGATAACACTAATATAAGAGTTCCCATATGGTTAACACCTAGCGACTTAGGTGTTAGACGAGCCAACAATTATATTACTTTGTTCTTAGATGTTATTGATTCAAATACATTAACAGGTATTGTTACATATTTCTTACAGGCTACTAATCCCGATAGTTCTCTTAGCAGACTACCTCCAGGACTAACACTAGATAGTAGCACCGGAGAAATTGCAGGTAAAGTGCCCTATCAAGCAGAGGTTACAAAAACTTTTAAATTTACTATACGGGCTCAAAGATTTACCCCTGATCAAGCACAAGAATTAGTTGCAAGTAGTAAAACATTTACTGTAAAATTACTAGGGGAAATTAATTCTGAAACAAAATGGATTACTGATAGTAATCTAGGACTGTTGGGATCAAATGTTATTTCTGTACTAAAAGTTGAAGCAACTACAAATGTTCCCGGAAGTAACGTAATTTATAACTTATCATCAGGAAGACTGCCGCCTGGACTTGCACTAAGTTTTGATGGTGAAGTTGTAGGTAAAGTAAATGCATTTGGTGAAAATGTTTATAAAAGCACTTGGAAAAACGAACGACAATATACATTAAACGATGTTGTACGTTATCAAGGGTTGCTTTATCAAGCTCTGAGTACTCATCAGAGTACCAGTACTGGGTCATTTAGTACTGATCAGGCGCTATGGGCAAGATTTGCATATAGAACTAACGGGCTGACAGTATTTGATAATGATACATTTAGACTTGATGCCAATTCGACTACAATAGATAGAGAATATCGTTTCACTGTTACTGCACAAGATCTTTACAAATATAGCGTAGTGAGTAAAGAATTTGTAATTAGAATATCAGACCCTGATAGTAAAAAGTATAGTAATTTATACATGAAGCCTTTTCTTAAAGAACAAGTTAGAAGAAACTTTAATGCTTTCATTTCTAATCCAGAAATTTTTATTCCAGAATACATTTATCGACCAAGCGATCCTAATTTTGGTATACAACGTGAAATTAAAATGCTTGCATATGCTGGTATTGAAACTAAAGAATTACAAGAAGTAGTTAGAGCAATGTCTACAAATCATAGAAGAAAACGCTATCGAGTGGGCGATTTAAAGAGTGCTATTGCAAAAGTTCCTGGAACTAATGATATAGTTTATGAAGTACTTTATTTGGATGTAATAGATCCTTATAATCCAAGTGAAGGTCGAACTAAGAAAAGTATTACAGTACGTAATTCTAAAAAGATTAAAGTTAATTCTGTTAGTGCAACGCCTAAAGACATGTTTTACGACTACGAAGAAAAACCTTCTTTTACAGTACAGGCTAGAGGAAAAACTATTACTGTTACACTAGGCGAAGATTTCGTAGTTGAAACTAGAGCTGATGGAGAATTTAAGTTAAAATGGGAAGATGGATTGGAAATAGATTCTAGAACAGAAACTAGAATTCTATCAATACTAGAGGGACTATCTCCAAACATGGTGTTAAGACCCGAACCTGAAGCTAATACAGTTAAAGCGGATTCTAATATATACACTGCTGGACAGACAATTGATTCAATAAAATATATCAGTAATATCACAAACATGCGTGATAATATACGACCGTTAGGTCGTACTGAAAGATCTTTTGTTCCGCTTTGGATGCGATCATCACAACAGAGTAGTGTAGACGAACTAGGTTATACTCCATCGTTGGTGTTGTGCTATTGTAAACCAGGAACTAGTCAAATTATTCAAAGTGCCATTAAAGCTAGCAATTTTGACTTTAGTCAATTTGACTTAGACATGGACAGATACATTATTGATAATACTCTTATAAGCAGTAAATCGCAGTATTTACTGTTCGCAAATTATCAGTACAATATATAAAGTAAATAAATACTGTTAGGAGATAAATTAAAATGGCTAGTAATATAAATTATATAAATGTCGACGAAAGTTTTCCAATAGCTGGACAGGACAACGATAGTCAGGGTTTTCGAGATAACTTTGCAACAATTAAAAGTAGTTTAGCATCTGCTAAAACTGAGATTACAAATCTTCAAGATAATACTGCAAAATTAAACGTTAACAATAACTTTAATCAAAACGAAATTTCAAATGCTAAACTTAGAAACACACCATATGTGTTTTTTAATAAAAATATTAACCAAGGCGATACGCATAATTTACTGTTCAGTGACGGAAGTTACCAGCAATTAAATATCAACAATTTTGCTATTATAGATTTAGAAGATTTTAGACCACCAAACGGTGCTCAAGTTCAGTTTAAAATTCAAATTTTGTTTAATGGAAACGGAACAGTTGAGTGGCTTACTGGATCTCCAAGCAATGTTTTTAGGGTTAATTCTACCTGGCCTAAGAGAGTAAACCCAACTAATCCATTTACTGTTACGACAAATCAACCCGTTCTAGTTGATATTTGGACAACTGACGGTATAACATTCTACGGCCATTATTACGGAAACTATGTAACGATTGCTCAAGACGATGGTATCATTTAATCCTCTAGTAGACGATTTTTCAAAACTTTCAGACCTTGAAGTAGAATCAAAGGTTACTGATCTAGGGCGAAAATATTTTATGTCTAGAAATCCAGAAGTACAAATGCAGATAGCAGCACTGCTAGGAATGTACAAGGAAGAAATGCAAGCAAGGCGTGCTCGCACACAATTACAATCACAACAAAACGGCAATTCTGATCTTGACAATTTAATCAATATCAGCTAATATAGTTAGATGCTTATTAAAACTGACAAGTTAGGGGTGCCTAGATTTTCTAACCAAGACTTAATATCTATGATCTATAGCGGACATGTAGATAAATGTCACGTAGTACTATGCGAGCCTTCCGATGACATTGATAAATTTAATGCTACTATGGAAGAACAAGGACTCCCAACATTAACCAAATACATTGCACTAGATGTAGATCAGAAAGATTTTGACAACGCTTTACAGTCAGAATGGTTCATGCCTGAAGATTATAAAAATCTAGATATAGGTGCCTATATCATGCATAAGTTGATGCAAAAACTAGGCACAATTGAACCCTACGAAATACAAGAACGAGAAGAATACAAAAGAGTATGCGAAGAATTAGATGCATTTGGTGAGCATAATATGCAGGATTTGCTTCGATATATGGTATATCTTGTAGACTTTATGAGAGAAAATAACATAGTTTGGGGAGTTGGGAGAGGCTCTAGTGTAGCAAGTTATATTTTATATCTAATTGGTATACACAGAATTGATTCAATTCAGTATAACCTAGACTGGCGAGAGTTCTTGAGATAAGTACATATATAATATTAGGAGAATTAATATGCCAATGAAACAACCACAAAAAAAGATTTACAAAACTGCCCAAGGCAAAATAGTTGATATGGACATGCTTAGGCAGCGCAACGAACTTACACCTGCTGTAGGTAATGCTCGCGTAAATGCTAGAGGAGATGAATTAGGTCCTGGCGGGAAAGTTATTCGTAAGCGGGAAGATGTTCTTAAAGAATATTACGACACAGCACAAGGTGTAGCAGATCAAACGCCAGTAAGAAAAGCTAAAACTGTTACAGAAACAGCAAGTGAAGAAGAATGGGTTGAGGACGACGAAGGTAATTTTGTTCCGGCAGACGAAGTTAAAGTTACAAAAAGAGGGCGTTAATGAGTATTCAGCTTAACGTTACCAAAGGCAAACCAAGAGCAGTTAGTAATAGAGTACTAGTCTCCGATATGTACTTTGGTGAGCAAAAAACTACAAGCGGCATTGTGCTAACGTCAGACGACGGAACTACTCGAGGAATTTATCCTCGCTGGGCAAAGGTTTACTGTAAAGGTCCAAATAATAAAGATCCTTATGAGATTGGACAGTGGATCCTAGTTGAACACGGACGCTGGACTCGAGGGTTCAAAGTTGATGACGGAGAAGGCGAAAAAGAGCTACGTATGGTTGAATCTGAAAGTGTTCTTGCCTATGCAGATGAAAAACCAAATGATGTTTATGTTGGTCAAGAATATGCCAACGGATCTAGTACTACTATTAAACCGGAAGATTTTATAAAATGACAAATCCCTTCAGAGATCAAGAAAAATTTATGCGAGCCTGTGACCAAACAGTTGGTGAGAGTAACTTAAATCAATTTGGTCTGTATACAAAATTGATAGAAGAAGAGTATAAAGAATTTAAACATGCCTGTGATATGAATGATAATGTAGAAGCATTAGATGCTTTAATTGATATTTTAGTTGTAACAATTGGAGCTATTCACAGTGCAGGATTTGATGCAGAAGGTGCATGGAAAGAAGTTATGCGTACTAACTTTGCTAAGATTGATAAGGACACTGGCAAGGTTCGAAAGCGTGAGGACGGCAAAGTATTGAAACCTGTGGGATGGACTGCTCCGGATTTAAAACCGTTTGTAACCAAAATACCACCTAATGGATTTGTAACAGACTGCGTTTAACCTAAATTACTTGACTCCTAATAGATTATGCAGTATAATGTATATAAACTATTAGGAGTTTTCTTTTGGCCACACACGGAATGATTGACTTAGAAACACTTGGTGTAGAACCTGATTGTGTCGTAATGACAATAGGTGCTATTAAGTTTGATCCTTTTACTGATGCAGAACCGCATAGCGGTTTATACTTGCGTTGCGATGTTGATGAACAGACGGCCATGGGCAGGACTATTGACGACAATACTCTAGCTTGGTGGGCAAAACAAGACGAAGCTATCAAAGAAGAAGCATTTGGCGAACACAAACGAGCGTCAATGGATCAAGTTACAAGAGCAATCAACAAGTTTTGCGTAGGATTAGATGTATTATGGTGTCAAGGTCCGTTGTTTGACTATGCTATTTTACAAAATCTTTACAAGCAACTGGGAAAGCCTGCACCGTGGCACTATTGGCAGATTCGCGATAGTCGAACACTGTTTTCTATGATGCCTCAAGATCCTCGAAAAGCAATTCAAGAAAGTTTACACAATGCGCTTGCTGACTGTTATTATCAAGCAAAGTGTGTACAACAAAGTTACAAGCATTTTGGAGTTAAAGCAAGATGATAAATGGCATTACATCTAACAGTAGATATATTACTGTGTCAGATGGTTCAGGTACTAATCCGTATATTAGTCCCGGAGCAGTAGGAGCAGGCATGATGCGCTGGAACCCAAACATGAATTGTATGGAAGTATGTGACGGTAATAGTTGGAAGTCTTTAGGTATGAGCTATGCCAGCGTGGGACTAACAGGTGAAACTGAATCTTTGTTAGACTGGGCTAGAGAAAAACGTATGGAAGAACAACGACTACAGGAAATGATGGAGAAGTATCCAGCACTTAAAAAAGCCAAAGATAACTTTGATATATTACTCAATATAGTTAAGGATGATTTTAAGCAATGAAAATAGGTTTTACTTGTTCAACTTTTGATTTGTTTCATGCCGGGCATGTAATGATGCTGGAAGAGGCAAAAACACAATGTGAGTTTTTAATTGTAGGATTACAGACTGACCCTACACTTGATAGGCCCGATACTAAAAATAAACCTGTACAAGGAGTATTTGAACGTTGGGCACAATTGAAGGCTTGTAAATTTGTAGATCAAATCGTACCTTACTCCACTGAGCGAGAGTTACGCGATATTCTTTTATCGTTTCCTATCAATATTAGAATTTTAGGTGAAGAGTATCAAAGTAAAGAATTTACGGGACACGACATTCCTATGGAATTTTACTTTAATAAACGTAGACACAGTTTTTCAACTTCAGAATTAAGACAACGTGTAATAGAGGCCACAAAATGAAATGTGATACTTGCGGTGAAAATTTAAAAGAAAATGGTTATGGATGTGACTGGCGACAAGGTCGTTGCCCGCATCGCCATCCCATGTTTAACGAAATCGTACTTGACAATTACAAGATGCGATATTATAATTTAGTACAAACTATTAAAGGCTGGTTTAAATTTTGAGAAACTTAGAATTAGAAGATGCTGTAATAGCATTACATGACACAGCTAGAACTGTTGAAAAAAGAATTGGTCGAGGTCAATTAAGCGACGACATTAGATCCTGTGCAGATCGATTGCATCAATATTTAAGAACCGATGCATCAATTAATATACTAACACAAAATATTATTAACAAGGCAGAAGAATGAAAGAACTATGGGTAGAAAAGTATCGTCCTAAAAAGGTCAACGGATATGTGTTCCGAGATGACGCACAACGAAAACAAATACAGCAATGGATTAAAGACCAAAGTATTCCTCACTTACTGTTTAGTGGCAATGCAGGTATTGGTAAAACCACTCTTGCTCGGATTTTGTTTAATGAATTAGATATTAACGATCTAGACATTATGGAGATTAACGCAAGTCGTGAAAACAATGCAGATACTATTCGTGACAAAATCACAAACTTTGTACAAATGATTCCGTTTGGCCCGTTCAAGGTTGTACTGCTGGATGAGGCAGATTACTTAACTCCAAATGCACAGGCTATCTTGCGCGGTGTTATGGAAGAGTATCATACCACAGCAAGATTTATTCTAACTTGTAACTATCCTAACAGGATCATTCCTGCGATTCACAGTCGCTGTCAAGGCTTCCACGTTGCAAAAGTAGATCAAACTGAGTTTACTGCTAGAGTAGCTGAGATCCTTATCACTGAAGAAGTAGAATTTGACATTGATACTCTTGACACATATGTTAAAGCAACATATCCAGACCTCCGTAAGTGCATTAATACTGTTCAAATGAACAGTCAAGAAGGTAAATTAGTAAAACCCAATGAGGCAGACACTGGTGAAGCAGACTGGAAGATTCATATGGTAGAACTATTTAAAGCTGGTAAGATCAGCGAAGCACGAAAACTACTGTGCGGAAGTGTTCGACCTGAAGAAATGGAAGATATTTTCCGCTGGCTTTATGACAATATTGAACTGTTTGGTGACGAAGAAAAACAAAACTCTGCGGTGCTTACTATCAAACAAGGATTAGTTGATCATACTCTTGTAGTAGATCCAGAAATAAATCTTGCCGCAACTCTTATTAGACTTGCAAGACTGTAATAATTAAGTAAAGGAAATTAAATGAGAGTTCGTATTGTAGGCTATACTGTAGCAGACCCAGAATTTGTAGAAGAATGTAAAGCAGAAGCTCTGGCCAAGGGTAAAACAGAACCAGAATTTGCAGACATTCAAGATCTAATTGCGTTTTGCGCAAGAGTTAGTAACCCAGCTAACCAAATGAATGAAGAAACTAGTGCTAAACTTATCAAATATTTGATCAAACACAGTCACTGGAGTCCACTCGAGATGGTTAATGCTACTCTCGAAATTGATACTACTCGTGATATTGCACATCAAATTGTGCGTCATCGCAGTTTTTCCTTTCAAGAGTTTAGCCAGAGGTATGCTAACCCAGAAGACATGGGCGACATGTTTGAATATTCAGAAGCAAGATTGCAAGATGAAAAGAATCGTCAGAACAGTATTGAAACTGAAGACCGTCAGTTAGCCATAGACTGGTTGCATGCACAGATGCGAGTAGCACATAACTGTAAGAAAGAATACGACTGGGCTATTAAAAACGGTATTGCTAAAGAACAAGCACGTAAGGTTTTGCCAGAAGGCATTACCAAGACACGATTATACATGCAAGGCAGTTTGCGTAGCTGGTTACACTATATTGAACTACGCAGTGCAAATGGCACACAGAAAGAACACATGGCTATTGCGATTGCTTGTGCAGAAATCATTGGAAAGATCTTTCCGTTGATGAATGAATTATGAAAGCAAAGTTTGTAGATGCATACATGGATGTTGCTGACAGGTTTAGCAAATTAAGTTCTGCTAAACGACTGCAAGTTGGTGCTATTGTTGTTAAAGATGATAGGATTATCAGTATTGGCTATAACGGTATGCCTAGTGGGTGGGACAATAATTGCGAACACGAAGATATTGGATTTAGTGATGCAGTGTTTGGAGAGTCACAATCTCTAGTTAATAGAGGTTTAAAAACGAGACCAGAGGTTTTACACGCAGAGTCAAACGCCATAGCAAAATTAGCCCGCAGTTCTGAGAGCGGAGATGGTGCTACGTTATTTGTAACGCACCAACCTTGCATGGAATGTGCTAAATTGATCTATCAAAGTGGCATAAAAGCTGTTTATTATGCCCATCCATACAGACTCAACGATGGTCTAGACTTTTTACAAAAGTCAAATATCAATGTTATTAAAGTAGAAAAGGGCTCGTAAGCCCTTTTCCTTTTAGTCTATATTACTTATTCATCTCCGTAAAGTTGTAATACTTCCTTAACTGCCTCGTGACGTTCGATGTCTCCTTGTTCGAAACGGACTATGTCCAAATGTTTTAATTGTTTGGATTCAAGCTGTTCGATAAAACTTATCAAGCCGTTATCTTTTAAACGATCTGCTTGAGCTAAATCTCCTGTTACAGCCATCATTGAGCCTTCTCCTAATCTAGTTAAGAGCATTTTCATTTGATTTTGAGTTGCATTTTGCATTTCATCAGCTAGAATAAATGCATTTTTGAATGTCCTGCCTCGCATATAGGCTAGGGGTGCAATTTCAATGATGCCTTCTTCTATCATGCCTTCTATTTCCTTAGCATTAAAGTATTCGCGTAAGACGTCAAATATAGGTCTTGTCCACGGTGCCATCTTTTGTTCTAGTGTGCCTGGTAAAAATCCTATATCCTCATCTACTGATACTGCTGGTCTTGTAACAATAATTTTGTCAATTTCGCCTTCTTTAAACAATTTTACAGCCACCTGCACCGCAATAAGCGTTTTGCCGGTTCCTGCTGGACCCACTCCGAAGACTATATCTTTCTTTGGATCTAGTAATTTTAGCATGTAAGTTTCTTGGTGTTTATTGCGTGGAAGAATTTGCACTTGACGCTTGTGTTTATAATTGTTGATATCTACAACGTTTTCAAAGTTTTGTTTTTTAGTACGAGACGCTCTTTTTGCACTCATTAAGTCCTCCTTACGGATATTGAGTAACTGTGTACAGCGTTCCGGGCTGGAACACCCTACAAAGATATTTAGCTCAGACCTCCAAAAGTAAAAACATAATGTTATCTTTTTGATGCGATAAATAAGTATAGTAGATTTATAGGACAGCACAATGCACGACATTTATGACGTTATTAAAAACATCGAAGGAATATACGAAAACGACACTGCTTTTCAGGTGTTGAAAGACTTCGAACGAGTTCTAGACGAACTAGATCTTTATGTATATGCTAATTGGGAAGATGCTGAACTTTTAAGCGGCCCTGTGATTGATCGCCATTGGGTTACATGCTCGTTTATGTGGCCACGCAACAAGATGCCGGATCCAATGGGAGGCAAGCGTCTAGTAGACTATGATTGTAAGATAGGCTATAAAAAAGACTACGTCATTGTTCCTAGAAAAATTAAAGACCCTGATGATATTCGACCAGGAACTAAAAAAGGAAAGCTGGATAGAAACCCAGTATGGATTGTTGAAATTCAAATGCCTAAGAAATTAATCGTTGATATCTATACAGGATATAACGAAATGGAGAGTTTTGAAACTGAACCTGCTGTGGCTGCTAATTCTCCAGGATCAGAATCACAACCTGCTGATCAATCAATGGCTCCACCAGTAGCTGCACCGGGCGGAGCAGTGGCTGCACCCAGCGGCAGCGAACCAACCGGAGGTGTAGCATAATGGGACTACGAATAGGTGACCTACGAGATATGATCTACGAGATATTTGAAATTGATTCATTTGCCTCTAAAATGGGCGATGATCAAAACATTATCACACTAAGCTTCAGCGTAAAAACAAAAGAACCTGCAGACGATCTAGTGAGTTTTTTAGAAAAAGGGTACGATTTTATTCTTGATGCAGACACAACAGCAGGAGAACAAAGCGATGGTACTTTTAAAGTTTTTGTAGAGTTAGAAAGAAATTCTGAAGCACATGAACAGATCGCTGAAATAGTAGACGGTATCAAAAAACTTGCAGATAAAGATAAACTAAAATTTAGATATTATAAAGATTTTAGAAGCCACGAAGCCACGTTAGAAAATTTACAACAATTTGTACCCAGCGACCCTGACAACTATGGAATTGTAGCTAACGAAAGCAACATGAATAATTTTAAAAATTTCTTTAGTAAAAGTTTTGTTGAATCTATAGATATGTTAGATGATATTCTTACTATTAAAAAAATGTATGCAGATCCATTGCATTTTAGATTTGTAGATATTGGTGAAAAACATCTTATACTAAATAACATTACTGAAAGTTTGAATTTTAACGACTTCGGAGAAGTGATATATCTCAGTAAATATATAGGTAATTACAATATTACAAAATATGGTAAAAAACTTACACTAGAAAATAACGGCAGAACACTAGTTCTCGAACGTTTATAAAATAAGGAACTACAATGAGTTTTACATTTGAATTTAAAAAAGAATATTTGTCAGAAATAATTGGCAAGAACCCATATACAGATTACTGGTACAGTGCATTATGCGAAATCCTTCCAGTATACGAAATACATACTCCTGAGCGTGTGGCAGCATTTGTTGCACAGTGCGCTCACGAATCAGGTGGCTTTAAATTCCTTAAAGAAAATTTAAACTATAAAGCAGAAAGTTTGACAAAGACTTTTTCTAAGTATTTTAAAACTTTAGATGAAGCTAGGGCCTACGAGAAAAAGCCAGAAAAGATTGCCAATAAAGTATATGCGAATCGTATGGGCAACGGAGACGAAGCTAGTGGTGACGGTTTCCGTTATCTAGGTCGAGGACTTATTCAGTTGACAGGTAAAAATAATTACACATTATTTGCGGCTGCTATTGATACTCCATTAGAAGAAATTCCAGAGTACCTACAAACGTTTGAAGGTGCTGTACAATCAGCTTGCTGGTTCTGGGAGCAGAACAATCTTAATCAATGGGCTGATAAGAAAGACATCCTTACACTAACTAAGCGTATCAACGGTGGTACTATTGGTTTAGAAGACCGCATCAAGCATTACAATCACGCATTACACTTGTTTGTAGGACATTAATATGTGGATGCTATCCTTTGTGCCAGATAGTTTTTTACTTTGGGTAGTTAACACTATCCTTATCGCTGGCGCAATTGGTACTTTCTTTACATTTTTTATACTACACAGAGTAGTTCGTTGGCTTCCAGCAATAGCTCCATATCATTTAATTTTACAAATAGTCAGTATTGTATTATTGATTGTAGGTGTATATTTCAAAGGTGGTGTAGGTGTTGAAATGGAATGGCGCGAAAAACTTCGTGTTGCTGAAGAACGTGCTAGAATCGCTGAAGAACAGGGAAAACAAGTAAACAAAGAAATTGTTACTGTTTACAAAGACCGTGTTAAAGTTGTAAAAGAAAATGTAGTTATCTATCAAGATAAGATTAAAGAAATAGAAAAAATAATCAATCAAGAGTGTAAAGTAGCACCCGAAGCTATTGATATTCTTAACGAAGCAGCGAAACCACCAGGGAGCAAGAAATGAAAAAACTTCTAATGTTGCTTCCTGCGGTTTTATTAACAGGATGTTTGTCCATAACAAAGCCGCCAACATTTCCTGAACTACCGCAAGAAATTGCAGATCCTTGCCCAGAACTTAAACAAGCAGAAAAGTCGCCTGAATTAAGTAAACTTCTTGACAGTGTAGTTCAAAACTACGGAACTTATTACGAATGCCGTGTAAAAATTGAAGCTATGGTTGAATGGCACAAACGTCAAAAAGAAATTTACGACAAGGCAGTAAAATAAAATGTCAGGATCAACTGTACACGAAGATTGGATGAATAGAAAATGGCGTCCTGCTATGGGCTGGACCTACATGTTTATTTGTATTCTAGACTTTGCTGTGTTTCCTATACTATGGTCAATTACGCAGGCAGCATATTCAGGCACGGTATCTACACAATGGGATCCTATTACTCTTAAAGGCGCTGGCCTGTTCCACATGGCCATGGGTGCTATACTAGGCATTGCTGCTTGGAGTAGAGGACAAGAAAAAATAATGAATGCTACGACAGTACCAGCTCAGACTGTAGTAACACCAACAGGGCTACGTAAGCCTGTGCAACCAACTGAGCCAGAATTATAAAGGAGATTTTACATGTTAGATATATTATTATGGGTAGCAGTAGGTGCATTTGTAGGATGGAATTTTCCACAACCTTTCTGGGCAAAAGCCGTACAAGAAAAAGTTCAAGCCATGTTAGCTAAAAAGGAAAAATAAAATGAAATTATTAACAACAGCAATTTTTGCAGGTATGATGGTTATTGGTACAGCAGCCTGCGCCAAAGAAGAACCAAAAAAAGCAACACAAGCAACACCAGCAGCCACAGCAAACGCAACTGCTCCGGCTGCTCCAGCGGATACTAATAAAGAAGCTCCAAAAACTAAACAAGTTTGCTTAGATGTACAAGGTAAAGACGGAAAACCTGTAATGGATCCTAAAACTAATAAACCAAAACAAACTTGTACTACAGTCAAAGTTCGTGAAAAGTTCGAAGGAACTAAGATCGAAGACGCTAAGAAGAGCAAGTAATGAGAATCTTAGCTGCCGCAGTTCTTGCTTTATCATTAACAGGCTGTGCTACTGTACAGAATTGGATACCCAGCTTCTGGGATGATAATCAAAGCCGCGCAATCGTTGATGTACGTCAATCAGTAGCACAGTTAGATTGCAATATAGATCATGCTCCACAAGTAAAACGCATTAAAGATCATCTAGAATGGTTTGATCTTTATAGTGAAAGCAAGGGATCACGTCAACAGGATGTTCGTAAGTTGATCGGACCGATGAAAGAAACTGTTGACGATTTTTATAAACGCAGTATTGACAAACAGGGCACCAAAGCCTACTGTGAAATTAAAAAGAAAATAATGATACTTCAGTCTGAAAAGTCTGCAAGTGCAGTATTAGGGAGATTCTAAATGCAAGAACTAAGAGCACTAATTGGTTGTGGTCGTCCATGGGCAGAACAAAGAGCTCAAATGGCATTGCAACTATCAGAAGCGTATTCCGCTGGACAAATTAGTCCTGATGAATATAAAGAATTACTACAAGACTTAGTCAGAACAGATATACTAGACAATGAAGCAGACGATATGGCTGTAAAAGCCATGCTGGTTACAGGTGTGTATGGTCTACTTCAAGTTGTTTAACAAAGGAAAATTATGAAAAGTTTATTTGTATTTTTATTAGCAACAGTATTATCTGTTCCGGCTTTTGCACAAGGCAAAATGCCTACTAAGTCAGCAACATATGATGCACAAATTATTAGAGTGAGTGATGGCGATACTATTGTAATCGCCGCCCCCTTTCTACCAGCCCCGCTCAAACCTGAACTTGCTGTTAGAATCTACGGCGTTGACACCCCAGAAAAAGGACACAGAGCTCAATGTCCACAAGAAGACCAGCGAGCGCAACTGGCGAGTAAATTTACAACTCAAGCCATACAATCCCACCCAAAGCACCAGGTTATTATCTATGGATGGGATAAGTTTGGTGGCCGTATATTGGGAGACATCTTGGTAAATGGACAAAGTATTCGACAAGGATTAATTGCCAACGGTTTAGCTAGAGAGTATTACGGCGATGCTAAACAAAGTTGGTGTAACTAACACACCTTAGGACCGGTATTAAGTTACCGAAAGTGTGCGCCGGCTGCTGGCGCGGAGAAAGCGATTCGCTACCGTAGACTTCGAAAGTGAGCTTTATAAAGATTAAAGTTGAAAAAGATAGCATTATTTTTGCATCAACCCATCTGTGCCGTGGACTCTGCTAACGGCATCATCAAAGCTCTTTCATCCCACTACAGTTTTAAATTATTTTCTAGAGACGAAGTTGAACCTACCTTCTTTGATGATGTAGACTGCGTATGTTTTCCCGGAGGCTACGGTGACAGCGATAGATATGATACTCTAATGAAATGGAACTGTGACGCTGTTAGAAACTTTGTAAAGAGTGGAGGCAAATTTCTTGGAATATGCATGGGAGCATACTGGGCAGATCGAGACTACCTTAATGTCTTAGATGGTGTTAGAGCAGTACAGTACATCAAACAACCTAACACTGACACAAGACGCCCCCATCCTAAAGCTATGCCAGTGAATTGGTTAGGTGTTAACGAAAGGATGTATTTCTATGACGGCTGTGCATTTGTTGGTAATAATATGGATGTTGTGGCTACCTATAGCAACGGTGATCCTATGGCTATTATACAAGGACGCATTGGTGTAATAGGATGCCATCCAGAAAGTGAACAGTGGTGGTACGACAAAAAATATCTACAGCCTCACTGGCACGAGAATCGACATCACCAATTATTATTAAATTTTGTTAATAGACTATTAAGCTAAAACAAGTTCGTAAATCTCTTTCCAATTTTTAACAATATTATATTCACAAACGTGGTGCATGTTATGTCCATGCTCAATAAGAATACTTTTTAATCCCAACGCATGTCCAACATCTGCGTTTTGCGGCTTGTCTTCAATCCACCACATACCACTATCCTTGTACGGAGCCAATGCACTGTCTTTATCTGCGCCTGTGTCTAAGCAAATAACTGATTCAATAGCATTGCCAAAGATCTTGCGTAAATTCATTTCACGCAGTTTCTGTGCATTTTTATCTAGACTCAAACTTGTAATAACACGGAATTGATATCCGTGTTCTTCGTGCAGTCGTTTAACATAGAAAGCACTGTCACGAAGTGCAGGAAGAAAGCCAATGGCTGCAGATTCATTAAAAGTCTTAACAACTTTCTTAGCATCTTTTTCTTCTAATTCATTGTAGTGATGATGCAGATAATAGCTTTTCTTATTATCCGCTGTTAGTGTATAACCTCGTTCTTGCATCCAAACTGAGAATGCCCATTCCCAATCTAGTAGAACTCCGTCTGCGTCTGTGAGTATAAGTTTACGTTTCATAATGCTATTATACAATATTCTTGCTCACCTGTCAACAGGTAAATATACTATTACACAGACACAACATCTTTTGGAGAATATTTTGGAAATTATCTTAGCAATCCTAATAATGACGCACATTACTATAGTGTGTGTTACGCTGTATTTGCATAGAAGTCAGGCACATAGAGGAATTGAGTTTCATCCAATTCTAAGTCATTTTATGAGATTTTGGTTATGGATGACCACAGGAATGACTACTAAAGCATGGGTAGCAGTGCATCGCAAGCATCATCAATCAACTGATGTAGAAGGCGATCCACACAGTCCTCACATCTTTGGTATTAAACGATTACTACTAGGTGGATGGAGTTTATATCACGAAGCTACTAAAGATCCACAAATGGTTATTAAGTATGGTGCAGGTACTCCGAAAGATCGTATTGAAGTTTTCTATACTAGATATCACCGCCATGGCATTCTCTTAATGTTAGTCATAGACTTGTTATTATTTGGGCTATGGGGTTTTCTAGTATGGGGCGTACAGATGATCTGGATTCCATTCTGGGCCGCAGGATTTATTAATGGCATTGGTCACTGGTGGGGATATCGTAACGGTGAAACCAAAGACCATAGTCGTAATGTTGGGCCTTGGGGCATACTAATTGGTGGTGAAGAACTACACAATAATCATCACTTGGATCCTGCTAACCCTAAACTAAGTCGTCGTTGGTTTGAGTTTGATATTGGCTGGATGTGGTTTAAGTTATTTGAATTATTTGGATTAGCCAAGTTGAGAAACAGTTAATAACCTGAGTAAATACTAAATGAAAATAACAGAATTAGTCGGCGTAAAGCAAGATTTGGCAACAGCATCCTATACAGATGTTCTACAACAAAAAGGCTTTGCTGCTTTAGGCAGTGGTTCTTTCGCTACTGTGTGGGGGCACCCCGACTTTGATTATGTATTAAAAACATTCAAAGCCAGCGACACTTCTTATTTGGAATGGTTAGCTGCTTGTCGATCTAATCAACAGAATCTTTTCATTCCACAGTTTATTAGCCCAAAGCCTGTAAAAGTTGTTCCTGGCATACTTGCAATACGTATGGAAAAACTCACGCCTGCCTCAGCCGCGGTCAAACCTATTTTGGATAAGTTAGAGGATGTAATAAATGAAGTTACTATTGAAGCTGACCGGCCCACTAGTAGTGCTAGAACCATCTCAAGAATAATAAAAGAAAGTTATCCTGGACTAGCTGCCTATGCAGCGGCTAACAAAGGGTTGATCCCGGCTATCTCCCTTATTGCCAATATCATCAATAATGGTAGTGGAGTAAATGATTTAAGCGTTAGTAATATTATGATGCGTGGCGAGCAAATGGTATTTACTGACCCAGTATAATCCAAGCTACGCTCTTAATATAATTTATTGCGATATATAATAGTATGGATTATTACTCTGTACTAGGCATTGCCAAATCTGCTAATCAAGATGACATTAAGCGAGCATATCGAAAACTTGCAATGCAACATCACCCTGACAAAGGCGGTGACGAAGCTAAGTTTAAAGAGATTAACGAAGCCTATTCTGTATTAGGCGATCCAGCTCAACGAGCGCAATACGACAATCCTCAACCACAGGTTAGATTTAGAGCCGGTGACTTTAATAACGATCCATTCTCTGACATGATGTCACAGATGTTTGGTGGTCGAACAAGACGTAACCCAGACATTACTATTGCAGCAAAAATAGATCTAGTAGATTCAATTGTTGGTAAAAAATTAATAGCAGCCTATAGATTAAGATCAGGTAGGGAAGAAACTGTAAATATTGATATACCACCCGGTGCTAGACACGGAGACACTATTCGATTCAGCGGGCTAGGCGATGATATTATGCCGGGACAACGCGGCAATCTTTTTGTAAAAATACAAATACTAGCACATCCTGTTTGGCGTAGAGAAGATGATGACTTGTATGCTAAACAGAATGTCAACGCTCTTGACTTAATCTTAGGATGTAGTATAATAGTAAATACTGTAGAAGGTCGTCAATTAGAATTAAAAATTCCTAAAGCATCAAGAAACGGAATAACATTTAGTATCAGCGACTATGGCGCACCAAATGTACACACAGGCAGACGTGGAAAAATTTTCCTAACAGTCGAAGCAGAAATTCCTAAAATAGACGACGAAGATATGCTAAACAAAATTAGAGAGATAAGAAATGCAATTAGTTAAATCACCGGATCCTTGGCTAGATAAAGCAGTATCTGCTTTTGATTTTGAAACACTGGATGCTAAACAAATAGAAAAAGAAATGATTGAGCTAATGATTGCCGAAGGCGGTATAGGCCTTAGTGCTAATCAAGTTGCACTAGATGCTCAAATATTTGTTATAAAACCGTATCTGCTAGAAAATAAAGAACCGTTCGCTGTTATTAATCCTGTTATACTTAGAGTAACAGAAGATACAGATGCTAGTCCAGAAGGATGTCTGAGTCATCCGTTGCTGTTCTTGAATGTAAAAAGACCTAGGGGGTTGGTGGCCAAGTACCTTGACACAGACGCAAAAGAGTGTACAATAGAACTATACGATATTGATGCTCGTTGCTTCCTACATGAATATGATCATCTTCAAGGGATTGAGTTCGTTGATAGAGTATCGAAACTAAAATTAGATTTAGCACGTAAAAAACAAATTAAAATAGAAAAAAGGATTGCACAACATGGTTGAACCATCAGAAGAACTACAACTTGTCTTTGATAAAGCTGTTAAAGATGCTAAGGCACTCAAGCACGAATATGTTACCCTTGAGCATCTGCTTTTTGCAATGTTGTGCTCTGAAAACTTTTACAATCTAGTAAAAGGTGCTAGTGCTGATGTTGATTATATCAAAACTAATCTAGAATATTATCTTAAAAATAATCTAGAAGAAATTAAAACAGAAGCAGAAAAGTATAAGCCAAAGAAAACACAGTCAGTTGAACGCTGTTTGAATAGAGCATTTACACAAGTATTGTTTGCTGGACGATCTGAGATTCAACTGAGCGATGTATTGCTTAGTATACTGTCTGAAAAGAAAAGTCATGCCGCATACTATGCAGAAAAAGCAGGTATTGAAAAAGAAAAGTTTGCTGATTATATCAACAATGAATTAGAAGTTGAAACACAAGATGAAGAAGTGTCAGGTGTTGCTCAAAAGGCACTGAGACAATTTACGACTAACCTTAACGACGAAGTTAAAAAGAAACGCATTGATCCATTGATTGGTCGTGCAGACGAACTTGAAAGTATTGCTCTTGCTTTGGGTAGACGCAGTAAGAACAACGTACTGTTAGTTGGTGAGCCCGGTGTTGGTAAGACTGCTATTGCAGAAGGTCTTGCATACAATATCGTTGAAGGTACTGTGCCAGCGTTTTTAAAAGATTACTCTGTGTACATGCTGGACATTGGTAGTATGCTTGCAGGTTCTAAGTATCGCGGTGACTTTGAAGAACGTTTTAAACTTGTACTGTCAGGATTAAAGAGCAAAGGTAAAACTATTATGTTTATCGACGAAGCTCACATGATGAACGGTGCAGGTGCAGGTGGCGGCAACAGTGCTAATGACCTTGCTAATATGTTAAAGCCTGCACTGAGCAAAGGTAACATCAAAGTTGTAGCAAGTACTACTTGGGAAGAATATCGCAAGTACTTTGAAAAGGATCGTGCGTTGATGCGCAGATTCCAACGTGTTACTGTTGACGAGCCTACTCCAGAAGTAACCAAAGACATCTTACGTGGTATTAAGAAGTACTACGAAGATCATCACAAAGTAACTATCACAGACGAAGCGATTGAAGTTGCTGTTAAGCTCAGTGTCAAGTATCAAGCAGATAAGAAGTTACCAGATAAGGCTATTGACTTGATCGATCTTGCGTGTTCTAGATTTAATCTAAAAGATGTCAAAGAAAAAATCGTAGGCGAACAAGAAGTACAGTTTGAACTTGCTAAGGTAGTAAATCTTCCTCCAGAACAGGTTATGGAGAAAGAAACTTCTAATCTAGAAAATCTAGAAAAGAATTTAAAAGCAGAAGTATACGGCCAAGATAACGCGATTGAAAATATTGTTGATAAGATTCTTGTTGCACAAGCTGGACTAAAACCAGAAAACAAACCAATTGGTAGCTTTGTATTCATGGGTCCAACTGGTACAGGTAAAACAGAAACTGCTAAACAACTTGCTGGACAGCTTGGTGTAAAATTAGTACGCTTTGACATGAGTGAATATCAGGAAAAGCACAGCGTTAGTAAACTGATTGGTTCACCTCCAGGCTATGTAGGCTTTGAAGAAAACGCAGGTATTCTAATTACTAAATTACAAGAACACCCTAACTGTGTGCTGTTGCTGGATGAGATTGAAAAAGCACATCCTGATGTAGCCACAATCCTATTACAGATTATGGACAACGGTCGTATAACTGGATCAAATGGTAAAGAAGCTGATGCACGTAACTGTGTATTAATCTTAACTACTAACTTGGGCGCACAGGATGCTGAAAAGAATAATATAGGATTCGGTGACAGTCAAGACAAGGAATACGAAGACAAAGAGCTTAAGAAATTCTTTAGTCCAGAGTTCCGCAATCGATTAGATGGTATTATTACATTTGGTAAACTGACTAAAGAAGTAATGATGAAGGTTGTTGGCAAGTTCTTAGTTGAACTTAAGGCTCAAGTAGCTGATAAAAATGTTGAAATTTCAATCACAAACGAATCACTTGATGCACTAGTAGATCGTGGATTTGATAAAAAGATGGGTGCTCGTCCTCTACAACGTGTGATTGACAAAGATATTAAACGTCCTTTGGCTCGCAAGCTGTTGTTTGGCGAGTTGAAGAATGGTGGAAAAGTAAACATCGACTTCAGAAACAACGAGTTTGTACTCGAATGTGTCACGGAGCAAGTAGTTGAAAAAGTGTGAAACACACAAACTTTTTTGGAATAAATACTTCTACAAGTTGGTCATAAACAACCGACTTGCAGGAGCATTTAGGAATAAGAATCTAAGAATGGCCAAATCATTCTTAGATTCACTTGACATAGAGTATAAGGCTGGTAGACCTTTGATGCTTACTAAAACACTACGTCAAGATGTAATAACAGAAAGTCATTATCGTGATGCAAAAAAGATACATAAGTATCTTAACAATGTTGATGACTATATGCTTAGAGTTGAAAGTTCTAATCTATGCATTTACAGCAACGATCGAAAATGGTTAACTAATCTAAAAGCAGATATAAGCGCATATAACTTAGAAGAATTTTGGGAACCAAGTCCTGAAGCACTTAATATTCTTAATGCCAACACCATCATTGTAGAACAAGAAATACCATTCCAGTTCCGCGTTACCCTTGGTCGTAAGCGTGGAAATGAAAACTTTGCATTATGGGCTGAGAAAAATCCCAAGCAAATAAAACTGGGCCCCGTGCTTAAAGAAGTAATGATAGAAAATGGGTACGTTGACGGCATGTATTTTTATGCCCGAGACGATCGTACTCTCCAGCTATGTAACTTAATGCTGGACAATATTCGCAGAGTTGATCGTATAGTGTCAAAGCGTAATATTGATAAATAGTTACATGAGCACAAATTCAGAAACCATTTTATCCCAACAAACACACATAGGCGACAGTTCGTTACAGTCGCTTATCAGCAATCCGTTCAAGGGCGACGGCTTTTATAGCCGATCAGACGGCTTGCACACTATCCAAGTATCTATAGCAGGATTTATTGGTAAGATATCTATTCAAGGTACTCTTGCAGTAAATCCTGTAGAATCAGATTGGTTCACTGTAGAACTAGGCACAGGTGCTATGAGTGTTGACACTACCGGACTACTTACAGAACAAAATATTACATCTGTAGAATACACAAGTCCTACAACAAATTCAAAATCTTACAATTTTATTGGTAATTATGTTTGGGTACGTGCTCGAGTATTTGACTGGACCGATGGTACAATTAATACTATTAAATTAAATCATTAAGGGTAGAGCATGGCTAAGAAAACTATTAATTTGGGCTCAGGAGAATTAACAGGAGACGGCGAAAGTATACGCTCTGCTTTTTCAAAAGTAAATGAAAACTTTACTGAAATATATAATGGCGGGATTGGTGGAAATATCGATCTGTCAGCTGTTGCGCAAAATATTGTACCGTCAGTAGACAGCGACGGTACTACAGGATATACGCTAGGTAGTCCAGATTTTAAATGGAAAGAATTATTTGTTTCTAACGGTTCTATCTACATTGGTGATATTAAACTAACTAACGTTGGCGGTAAGTTTGTTGCTACAAAAGTCGTTAATCCTGGCACAGAAGAAGAAGAGGATGATCCAGAAGACAGCGATGCTACAAGTGACATTAGTGGCAATGCTAACACTGGAAACTTTACGTTCAACGCAGATACAATCGCAAACAATAACGACGCATCGATTGAAGTAGTTGGTGGTTCATTAGGAAACATCGAGGTAGCTACAGTAGATGAACTTGTGCCGCCAGGCGGCATTTGGAGATTGTTTATTGGTGATGAAGCATATCCTACTTTAGGTACAACTGTTCAGATAGGCGACACTGTAACCACATCCTGGGGAACTCCCATAACTGCCACTATTACAGATATCCAACAAGATAACGGCTATTGGCAAATCCACGTTGATCAAGATATTACTGCGGGACATGATTATTATGACACAGTTACATTTAGTACAGTAGTAACAACTAAGACTTGGACATTTGGCCAAGATGGTAGTTTACAGATTCCAGGTGGTATTACCGGCGACAACGACATCAACATCACTATTGACAATGACGACAGTAGTACATACACTTGGAACTTTGATCGGACTGGTGATCTAACTGCTCCTGGAGATATTACCACAGGCCTCGACGGTATTGGTGGTAGATTTATTCAAGACTGTGCTGACGGAGCTACTAGTATGCGTTGGATCAATGTCAATCAAGGCAGCAGTAACACACAACTTATCCGTGCTTACACAGGTGATCCTAAACTAAACACAGAAGTTGAACGAGCACAGATCAAACTAAACTGGGATCAAACTGAAGACAAGAGTGGTTTGACTATTAGAACATTTGATCAATCCAATCCAAACAACGAAGTAGATCACGATTGGCTATTTAAGGGCGACGGTGTACTACAACTACCTGTGGGTGGAGACATTGTAGACAGCACTGGTGCGTCAGTATTAGGCGGTGGGTCAAGCGGTGATGCCAACATCTGGGTACAGACATTTGAATCTGAGGACGGTGCCCCAACAGACATTGTGTCAATAGCATCCAGCGTGGAATATGATAGTGCGGGCAATGTTATTGCCTTGTTCAGTCATTTTAACGACAATGACAACAGTCGTTACTATTCAGTGGGCAAGTATACCACCACAGGTACCAAGATATGGACAGCAAGATTTGAGGATGGTTTTCAAACAGACGGCTGGGGCTTGGCTGTGGACAATGACAGCAACTCAATATATGTGGCAGGTAAAACACTGGTATCAAACGAATCGGGATATGATGTATCCACACTGACCAAACTTGACGCCGCTGATGGCACCTTTGAGTGGAGCAAGGTCTATGACTTTGGCTTCGTCAGTGACAGTCCTGTAGTTGATGTGGCCTCAGACGGCAATCCAGTCATGGTGGGATATGCCAGCAACGGCACTGACAATTATATCACCACTACCAAAGTTGATCCGGCAGACGGCACAATAATATGGTCAAGAGCACTGGATGGACAAGGCAATGAAGAAGCCTTTGGTATGGCAGTGGGTCCTACAGGAGAAGTAGTGGCTGTTGGTTATATGACTCAGTTAGGTGTACTGTATGCGGCCGAGACATTGTCAGTTGATCCAGCGAGCAATCCACTATGGACTGTAGGCGGTTCAATAAATTTTGTGAATGGCATCACAGCAAATTACTCTTTCACTGACGGTGTTCCCACATTTACCAATGTGGTTGATACTACGGGTGGCAGATCAGTGGACGATGTAATTGTCACTGTGTTGGGTGAGGACCTTGGCGGCGTTACTGGTGTAGATGATATGATCGTCAAAGTGGCCACCTTGGCTGCTAACGACACTGACGACCGTATGCTTGTGGTCAAGTACAACAGTTCAGGAGTAATACAGTGGCAAAAAGCCATACAGTTTGATGCGGGCTTTGACTGCCGTGGAGCAGATGCTGACATTGACAGCGACGGTAACATCTATGTTACTGGCAGTTATCAATATAGTTTTGAAAGCGGAACAACCAGTGCTCTCAGCATACTGAAACTGGACAGCGCGGGTGTGAAACAGTGGAGTAGACGAGTAACAGGCAACTGTGAAACATTTGGCGTCAGTGTGGTGGTTGGCGCTGATGATAAACTGTACTTGTCAGCTATGACTGGCAACAACAATGATGTGAACAACGCTTTTACCTGGGTCGCAGCCAAATATGGCATTAATGGCACCGTGGAATGGCAAAGACTCATAGACAATACCACAGGTTGGTCATTTACTGGCGACATCTTTTCAGGCGAGGGCGGCGGCAGTAACATAGCAGTCAAACAGGACTATGTGGTACTTGCGGGCGGGTTTGGTCTTCTAATAGAAGAGCCTCCTCGGGCCACAGTGGTTCAGGTCGCGGCCACTGGAGATGTGTTCTCTGTAGGCGACTGGGCGTTCACAGCGGCTTCATTCAGCGGTGTACTCAACAGTTCAGCCAGTGACATCACAGTGGTTGACGCACAAAAATTTGACGCAGACAACGGTGAAGGCGAAGTCACAGTCACAACAGCAGAATTAACAACAGAGGTCAGCGGTTTCTTGATAGGCACGCTGTACACAGTGGGTGGTGACAACAGTTTAATCAACGGTGCCTACACAGTTACTTTGGAAAATACTGGCACTTTAACATTGCCAGCAGGTGGTACTATCACTGAAGGCTATGTTACCAGCAATCCCACAATCCAACTTACTCCAGCAAGCCCGGATGTGGCCAGCCAGAAGTTGGTGATCAAGGGCGGTGCTCTCTATAATTTTACCGACAACGGTATAAGCATAAATTACAGTAATAACACCGCCCTAGTTGGTGATACTCTTACTTTCTATATATCTTCAAACACCTACGCTGATCAAACGCTCTACTGGTGGATCTACCCAGAGGATGCTAACATATCAGATCCAGGATCAGGCACAGTGGCTGTTAATGAGTTTGGCAATGGCGATTTTAGTTTTACACTAGACAGTGATGACAATGAGTTTACTATTCGTGTGTCACCTGAAGAGGACAACTACGGTCCGGGAGTTATAGGTGTTCAATCAGGATTGATTAACCCTGACGCACCTACATTTGATTTTGAGCATCACCTACACTTGACCACAGGCGACTTGGCTGAAACCAGCATCTTCCTGGGCACTGATGATCACAATGTGCGAACAACTGTTAACGGTGACATACAAATTACCACTCCTAACACGGGCAACAATGTTTGGACCTTTGACAATGAAGGCGGGTTAACATTACCGGCAGGTGGCGACATTCTTGATAGTAATGGCACAAGCGTGTTGGGCGGAGCAAATACTGGCGATATTACTTTTAGCGGTAGAACTATAGGAGCATCAACTGGTACTGGTTCCGATGCTATCACTATTGATGACGATTTAACAATAACCGGAAATGATTTAAACTTAGATGCAACTACAGGGTCTCCTAGAATATATTTCTATGAAGGCGGACAAAGTGGCGGCCCAGTTTTAACTATTCAAACTTATGATGTTGTATCCGGAGAGACGGGAGCAATGGTTTGGGCAGACAACAGAGGTTCTGGAGTTAGGAATTTATTATTAGGAACAGATGGCGGGGCTGTAAAAATTAGAAGTACTGGAGATAACGCTTCTACACACGATTGGACATTTGGCCAAGATGGTAAAACAACATTGCCAGGTGCTGTAGTTAACAGCACAGTGGCCAAGACTGGGATTGCCTATAACACTGGAACAGCAACTTCTCTATCAGATAGTGGATATATAGGTGCTATTGTAGATGGCAACTACGGACCATTTACTCGAGGACCGGTCACATTTACAGTAGTGGTCACTGGTGGCGCGGCCGCATATACTGTTACTAACACAACTGGTAATACCGCAGTGAATGACGTTATTGGAACATTAGATACCGGTGATCTAGGCGGAACTTTAGGAAGCACCGCAAATATATCAGTTGCGGATGTTATTCAAGCAGTTACAGCACTGGATCTAACTAAAACTGTCAACAAACTAACAGACGGTATATATTCTTTAGCAGACGGTGTTGAAGGACAGATCATGTACTTGGTACCACAGAACGGAGCAACACCCGCAAACGTAAGTGTTACTGTAGCTACTTACAGAATAGGTGGTGGTACAGGAACTAACGGACTGCTATTACCATTTAGAATATTCAATGATGCCATCGCTTCATATGTTGATAGTAGTGCTTTCTGTACACTGATATTCACAGACGGTGCTTGGCAACAAACGGGCGGAGCGTGGGATTAAAGAACGGTAAATAGTACTAAAGAGATAATCTATGCTAGTCTACACTAAGAACTTGAGATTAAGTAAAAAAGTAAATACATGATAAATTTAAGGTTTGATATATGGAACATTTTGTAAGAGTAATATTTGAAAAGAGCGATAGTCTAACTGAAAGTTTAGACGAATCTGTCTTTCCAGGTAACGAACTATTTGAAACTGCGCAGGGCGCACATGTGTTTCAAATACCTCTACCAAGAGCACTTACAGAACAAGAATCAGACGAATATGCACAACGCCTAAGCAACTACATGTTTGAGCAAGGATTTGACGATTTTGATATTGAAATAAGCTCAGATATAGATGAGAACATTATTGAAGAAACCTACGAAGGTGACGACTTCTTTATAGAGTACGGTGTAATGTGGTTCAACGAAGATCAGCTAGACGAAGCAGAATATCAAGGTCGTAAAGTTTCGTTGGGCAAGCCCATGCAGGGCGATGTTAAAAAGTTTAAGGTATATGTTAAAGATCCAGGCACAGGTAACATTAAAAAAGTTAACTTTGGTGATCCTAACATGACCATTAAGAAATCTAATCCAGCTAGACGTAGAAGCTTTAGAGCAAGACATAATTGTGATAATCCAGGACCGCGTACTAAGGCACGCTATTGGTCTTGCAGAAAATGGTAATAATATGAGAATAGTTGAATTTACACACCCAGATAATAAAGAACTACCTTTTGATGTAGTTGAAGACGCAATAGTATTCATGCGTAACGATCCCATGTTCTATCGCAAACAATACTATCCTACTGTAACTAAACTTGCAGACATGAGTCGCGCAGGTAAATCTTGCAACAAAATGGAAATGTTTTCTTCTATGGTTGAAGAAGGTATTACTCAATACTGCCGAAAATTTAAGCTAGCCGATCAAGCTGATGAAATTTTTAACAATGACGATCGCTCTGCTATTATAGATAAACTATTTTCCGAAGAAATGGATCTTATTAAAAAGGGCGATTACAAATGAAAGTCTATCAAATTGTTGAAGCTAAAAGTGCAGCCGTAATAGCATTTGGTAGGATGAATCCCCCTACTATAGGGCACAAAAAACTAGTTGACAAAATTAAAAGTTTACCCGGTGACCCTTATATCTTTTTAAGTCAATCGCAGAAACCTAAGACTGACCCACTAGACTTTCAAACAAAATTGCGCTACGCAAAGTTTTTCTTTCCAGAGCTAACCATTGGTAATCCAGAAGTAAAAACAATCATTCAAGCATTACAAAAGATTAATCAACTTGGGTATACTGAGCTAATTTATGTAGCAGGATCTGATCGTGTAGAATCATTTCAAGAACTAATTAACAAATACAACGGTGTTGAATACAATTTTAACAACATACAAGTAGTTAGTGCAGGCGAGCGTGATCCAGATGCAGATGGTGCTGAAGGTATGAGTGCAAGTAAAATGCGAGCTGCTGCGGCCAGCGGTGACTTTGATGCATTTGCACAAGGTGTGCCTAATCAAGAACTAGCACATGAAATGTTTGCGGCTGTACGCAAGGGTATGGGAATCAAAGACAAAGAAGCTGTGCCTGCAGAAAGTATGGAAGAACAAACAGTTGATCCTAACAAACTAATGGCATCTATGTTAATGGGTGGTGAATATAAAGAATTTGATTTAACACCAACTATGGAAAAAAATAATTGGGTTGGAACACCAAGACAAGTTATCGAGCAAGCTGATAAATGGTTGTCAGATTTTTTAAGACAACGTGGCGCCATGTATTCTAATTTAAAATTAAGATACAAGGGCACGACTATGAACTCTAGTAAAACAGGTGATGTTGATGCAAGCGACCCAGAGTTAGACGATATGCTTAATCAAGCAAGACAACGATTAAAAAAATAATGGACGAAATCCAACAGCTCAAACGCCTAGCGGGTATCAACGAATTTAAAGGATACACTGCATACGAAGGCTCAAACATTTCAGTTACAGGTACTGAAAAGAAACGGATTGAGCGTGAACGTAATATACAACCTGGTACAGAAGAATGGTTTCAACTTTGGTTTACTATTCCTGGGCTTACTGGCCCCTTGAGTCAACAGCCAGGATTTAGAGGACGCAAGCGATGAAGTTACGAGAAATTTTTGAAAACGGAGGTCGCATTGTAAAGGGCGTCAATACAACAGTTGATGTTGGTCCTGATGAAATTAAAATACAAGCTGCAAAGTTTGGCAATACAGTAGACAAAGATGGTTACCCACCTACACACAAAAGACGTGTTAAAGGTTCTTCAACTAATGTTTTATCTAATCTAGGTGAAGGCAAAAATAAAGTAAGTATGGAAGATCGACATCCAAATGATCGTCCATATGGTCCAGAAACTAAACCAACTATGCCAGCTGGCACTGTTAAAGTAGATGTAAGCGATGTATATGATTGGTACAAACTAGGCATGCACATCAGCGATCTTGAAGGCATGGGCAAACATGATTTTGGTAAAGGTCCTCCCAGCGCCATATTGTCATTTGGAAGTGAAGATTTGGAACACGAATATATTCAAAATTTAAAAAAGTTAGGGTTAACAACTACTGATCTCGATCCTGCTGCACATAAGAAAAAGAAAGGTCAAAAAACAGATCCTACTTATAATGTAGAAAGTGTAGTTGAAGGCAAGTTTAGAACTAACGATGTTGAAGAATTTAAGCCTAATAATGATTCCTTAGACGATATGAAAACAAAGTATCTTCCAGACTGGGAGATGTTGGATCATAAAACACTTCAAGCAAAGTATGTAGCACAAGATCATAGAGAAGCTGAAGCATTTGTAAGAATAATTAATAAGCTAAGTGAAAAGATGGATCACTTCTGTGAAGTAACACAGGACGTTGCAGAAGTTGCTGTAAAGACAACTACCTTTGATGTTAAGGGATTAACTATACTGGACTTTCAAATAGCAATGGTCATTGATAAGTTTGCCAATGATGTTGGAATAAAACAAGTACGTATGACTGGAAACTTTGGCATGCACGAAAACTTTGCAGATGGAAAGAATCCAGGGCGCAAAGGACTTGCTAAACGCAGTGGTGTGAATACTAAGGCTAGTGTAAGCAGTCTAAGAAAAACAGCAAAGAATAGCTCAGGTGAAAAACAGCGCATGGCACATTGGCTAGCTAATATGAAATCAGGAAAAAAGAAATGAAAGTACATGATCTAGTAAACGAAGCTCCTATTGAAATGGATCCTAGTGAACCAAACAATCCAAGAATCTACGGGCATGAAAAAGCTAACCCTATGACACTTAAAGGTCGTATCATGCAGGCCAGAGCACAGTTAAAAGAACTTGCAAAGATGGCAGACAGCGACGAACTCGAAGTATGGGAAAGAATTACAAAGCTATCTAAAGGCGGCATGTTTATGGGCCTAGAACA